TTGCACTGTCGCAGGCTTTCACCGTTGCACTGCCGTAGGCTTCCACCGTTGCACTGCCGTAGGCTTCCACCGTTGCACTGCCGTAGGCTCTCACCGTTGCACTATCGTAGGCTTCCACCGTTGCACTGCCGTAGGCTTCCACCGTTGCACTGCCGTAGGCTCTCACCGTTGCACTGCCGTAGGCTTCCACCGTTGCACTGCCGTAGGCTCTCACCGTTGCACTGTCGTAGGCTTCCACCGTTGCACTGCCGCAGGCTCTCACCGTTGCACTGTCGCAGGCTTCCACCGTTGCACTGCCGCAGGCTCTCACCGTTGCACTGTCGCAGGCTTTCACCGTTGCACTGCCGCAGGCTTTCACCGTTGCACTGCCGCAGGCAAAAGACACAGCTCTTACCTCATGGCATTTTCGTGTATAGATACCAGCTTCCGAAAGTTCTTCCTCAGTAAAATTTTCTTCGAGATATATTGCATCAACTATCCTTGCATCTATTAATACCCAAAACCAGTTAGCGGTGATGGCTTTTAATAGATCAGCCTTATTTTTAGCATCAAGTCCCATTTTGTAACCGTTTTGGCAGGCATTTGCGTTTTTTGCCCGGTTCAATAGTTCTTCTTTTAATTCTTCAAATGTTTTCATATAATTGTTATTGATGATTTCCAACTAAAAACCGGACTATCTTCTCAGACCGCCCGGCAACCTAAACAAATATTTAATCAGAGAATTTAAAAGTTTTCCCTGCTAAAGTATCTTCAATCACCAGCTTACGTAATCTTCCGTCACCTTTCCCGGCTTTCTGATAAGCATCTTTCATAACCCAACAGTTATCTTTCAAGCCCATATTATTAGCTTTTTGTTTGCAGCTATCATAAAACTGGCATGTGACGCACCACTTTTTTATTGGTATTCCGTATTGGTTTTTGCAGTATTTCATGTTCGATTTTGATTTAGTTATATATTATCTACTGATAAGATATCCTATACTATCTTTCTTATGCGCTTATACCACACAAGGTTATTATGTGCTTCTATTTTTTCTTTTAATTGTTGTACGTCTTTTTCTAAAGCGTTCAACATCCTTTTCGGTACATTAAGCGCATCTTCAATCTCTTCCGGTAGTTTTTCTCTTGAAAATATTCGAATACAGGATGTTCCATATGCCTCACAATGAAAAACAATAGGAGTTGATACTACCATGCCGCATGCATTTTTATTAATAGCAGCAACCAGTTCAACCAAAGAAAACGCGTCAATAGTATAATCTCCACTAATTACTATCTCTTCCGGCGGATTTCCGTTTACAACAGGAACGTTATCGGCACAAAAAGTAATGTCCTTTCCGTCAAATACTACTTGTCGATTTTCCATATTGTCTGGATGCTTCTAAAATTGGAAGATTAGTTTCTGTCGGAATATAGATGACAGTTTTATCATTTAAGTTACTTTGCTGCCTTACCCATAGATATTGAATATAAGCAGGAGTAATGCTTCCGTTCTCTATCTTTATTGCTTCCGCGGCTCCTTTGGCTCGCTCTATTTCTGCTTGAGCGTTTAATTTTTCAGCCTCAAGATTAGCTTTCGCTTCTTCAATTTTTATCTTGCGGTTCTGCTCTGCTTTTGCAAATTCCGCCTTACCGGACATTTCTTGTTGCCATACATTATAATAAGGAATAACTGCAAAAATTCCCACTAACACAACAACCCCGATAATAGCTGCTATAAAATAATTCTTCATAATAATTTTGATTTTAAATTAGTGATTAGTAATTGTTCTCGTGAGCGTTCCGATGTTAAGCCTTACCACTCGCCTTATGGTGAGCCACGAGAATATATATAATAAGCGTGTACGGCCGCCTTTCATTACCACCGCATACTTTATACCGATTTAAGACTGTATCGGACGCTTATATTGTCTTTATGACCTGTTGTTTCTCGCGATACGGGCGCCCAAACCGCATACTTCTCTACCGTAGGACATTTCGGTGCGAGAAACAATCACGATAACCAAGCCTATACGTAGTTTCGGCGTTTCCGCTATACGTAATCCTTAGTTATATTGAAACAAATCCGAATATCAGATATTCAAACTTTGTTTCACATTCAATACGTCAAAGAACGGTGTATCTTGCTTCCTCTGCACGAATCGAACGTGCAACAATCGCTAACCGGAACAGACCGGAAACGCTAAACCCTTACGAACAAATAACCTTAGCGATGCTCTAACCGTTGAGCTAAGAGGAAGGAGCGTTATTCACACAACGCGGTTTTTAAAATTCAATACTGTCGTAGTACCGTTTGTTTTTCATGTATTCATTTACGACTGCCGATCTTGAATTATCGCTTATCCTGCTGCTGATAAAGTCGTATTTTTCAGAGCTTATACCGGATAATACATCATCATTATACTCTACGCGGCCACCATATACACATCCTGCCATAACAACCATAATCAATGCTATTCGCAGTCCAAGACTTGTGATTTTATTCAAATTGAAGCTTCTCATCTTTCTAAATATTTAATCAATGACGCTTTTCTAAATCGGAGCAATCTCCCGTTTTTAGTATGTGGGATACTGTCTATATTGTTATACAAGGTACCAACAGAGCATCCAAGAATATTTGCAGCCTCTCCTACTCCAATCCATTCATCGGAACATTCAATTATTGTCTCCTCCACAAGCCTTTTCACGTCTTTGCGCATAAGCTTATACAGTTCTTCTGCTACTATTCTTGCTTCTGTGCGGTTCATGATCTTTTTATTGCTGTAATTGTTACTTTCCATTTTTTAGTATCAATAGATACCCTATATCTCTCTACGTCCGGTCTCGGGTCTGCTAATGCGGTTCTATACGCGGTGGCTCTTACTGAATCACAAGCTCTATAATCGGGCATATACACTGTAAGTGAACTTCCCGGCTTAATCTTTAAAATTTCTTCTCTCGTTACTTTCATACTATTTATTTCACCTATTTTCTATGTTTTATTTGATTTTATTTAGAAAATTGTTATTTTTGCCATCAACAAATACTAATAAGCGGTTTTTATAGCTGCTTCTGTTTTTTATGTATTGTTGCTGTCGTTCTATCGTTCTAACAACAATGCAAAGATAGTATATATTTTGTATTATTTGCACACTATTCTATATGTTATAAAACATATTTTATGTAACTATTTGAATTTTAAGAGTATGGAAAACTATGAAAAATACAGTAATACGGAAATTCTCTTAAAAAGAATGATAAATGGAGATTATATTGACAAAAATGAAATAGACCCTTTGTCGTATAAATTATTTAAAGATACTAAAGTTTGCACATTTCTTGCGGATCACAGCAAGGGATTACAAAAACGTAGTCCCTTTTTGTTTATTATCAGCGTTTTACGTAATAATCAATGATTTAGGAGAACAAACACACCGCTAATGTTGTTTCATTTTAGTTCATTCTATTTCATTCTATTTCACGAAATGTGATACAAATGTGATACCCTTGTGTGATACCAAATCTTTTAAATTATGAAGTATCCAGTATTAAGGTTTGTTTTTGACCGTAAACATACGGCAAGCAAGACAACGAAAGGAACCGTTCAAATAGAAATTTTGTTTGAACGGAAAAGAAAATGGTTAAGTACAGGCGTTCGGTTGTATTCCGACCAATGGAGCGAAAAAACAAAGGTTAAGAATACCGTTCAATCTTTAGACCTCAACGAAAGGCTTGATACGCAAATGCGGAACATCAACGAGTTCATAAACGGGTTGGTAAAAAACAAAGAACCTTTCAGTTTTGATAAGCTGGAACACTTTTTAAAGTATTCCCAAACAAAAGAAAGCTTTATAGATTTTATAAAACGGAGAGTGGGCGAAAGAACCGACCTCAGGCAAGGAACGTTAAATACGCATGCCTCCTTAATAACATCCCTGAAAGAGTTCGGTCGGATCGTTTACTTTACGGACGTTACTACGGCTAACATAATGCACTATGACAATTTCCTTCATGGGAAGTACAACAAGCAGACGACAATACATGGTTATCATAAGCGCCTGAAAAGATATATAAACGAAGCCATCAAATATGATTTGCTGAAAGACAACCCGTATAATAAGCTCAAATTTGAGCGCGGAAAGAGCGAAGGTATAAAATACCTCACCTTAGAACAGATAAAGCAAATACAAGGCTTAAAAACGGCATCCGAGAGCATTGAACGGGTTAGAGACTTGTTCGTATTCCAATGTTTTACGGGTTTGTCTTATGCAGATTTGTTCAACTTTGATTTTAGCGGTGTAATCAAGAAAGGGAACAAATTCTTTATAAGAGACGTAAGAGTAAAAACGGAAGAAGAGTATTTCCTGATGCTTCTTAAGCCCGCAATGGAAATTCTGCAAAAATACGATTTCAAACTGCCCGTAATAAGCAACTATCAGTATAATTTAAGACTGAAAGTCGTTCAGGAGCTCGCGAGGATAAAACAAAACCTACATTCGCACATGGCCCGGCATAGTTTTGCGGTTATGGCATTGAATATGGGAGTTTCGATTGAAAACCTTGCAAAAATGATGGGACATACGGATATAAAAACTACACAGATCTACGCCAAAGTGCTAAACAAGTCCGTACAAGAAGAATTTGAAAAGATGGACAGTAAATTGTAATTCAATAGCCCGGCGGAAGAGGTCTTATAAAGATGCAAAATCGTTCGCCGGGCTGTGTGTATATGTTCGTTTCAGGATTGCGAGTTATCCATAAATTCCTTCAACCTGTACAGTCTATCAATTGCCGGATTGTAAAATGGGTCCGGAAAATGTTGGTTTATGTCGTTTATGTTCGCCTGTATGTACTTCTTAACATCAAATATACTCTCCGATTCGCTCAACTCTATTTGAGTAGGCAGCTGGGCCGTTAAAGCCCAGTGCACAATATGTTTTACGCTTTCCTCGTCGTATGCGTATCTACTTTCTTGCTCCATTCTATCTTATATCCTCCGAATAAACCTCTTCTCCGGTTTCATTACACACGATCGATACGATTCCTCCCTTGTAGTCCTCGAAATATGATTCATTGGTGCCGTTATAGGTTTCTATATAATTTTTGCAATACTCAAATGATTCATTAAAACCTTTGCTATTAGAGTCGTTAGCGTCGTTGAAGTGTACATCGTAAGTTTTCATAACCTTTTTTTTTAAAATTGTTTGCAAAAATACCGTTTATCTCTCTTTAATTCATCTTATACAGTATGTTTTAAAGCATATTATTTAAACCCGTTGAAATATCCTATTATCTTATCTGACAATTCACGCAGCCCGCAACAAATATACGTTTCCGTCATGGTTACACTGGAGTGTCCTAACATCCGGCTGATAGAATACAGATCCGCTCCCCTTAAATATAAGTTGGTTGCGCAAGACTTCCGCGCTGAATGCGAGGAAATAAACTCCCACTTTTCCCCTGTTGCATATTCGCCCGCCTGATACAGTTTTATTCGTTGGTTTATTCCACACTTCCGGCATATACTTCTTATCGTATCATTAAATGTCACATCAGACAGTTTCCGCTGGCTAAGGTTGTACTTTTTGTTTTCCTCTAATATCCGTAACACAGCCGGAGCCGCTGGAATCTCCGCTTTCGTTTTTGTTTTTTGGGAAATATAGACCAGTCGTCCGTCTATTATATTGTCCTCTGTAAAACATACGTAGTCCGAATGTCTTGCACCTGTCAGACAACCGAGAAGAAAACAGTTTTTCACTGTCCGTTCTGTATCATTAGCCGGATCGTATGAGAGTAGTTTTTTAATTTCTTCATCCGTTAACCATGTACTTTGCGTTGCGTCCTTCTTCAGGGTTAATATAGCTTCAAAGCCTTTCGGGAAAGAATACATATCGCTGTACAGGTTAAGAACCGATTTAAACATAGCGCAATAGGTTTTAGCACTGTTTGTTGCCAGCCTGTCATTAAGAGCCTGAACGAAGTTGTACAACCTTGGTTTTGTAATACTCTCGAAGGTGCACTCCGTTTCGTTAACCTCTTCATATACCCGCAGCACCTTTCCGTATTGCGGGTATTTTTTCAAAAAAACGTCCTTCAATGTTTCCATGTCATTCTTTTGGTTTATTATCTGTTGTTTTTGCAATCGCAAACACAACCCCTATCACTACGGATATAATAACTAGTGCCGGGTTAGTATTCCACACGATCACAACTAAAATTATCGCCCAAAGTATAAAGCCTAAATACATAGTTTATTCCTCCTTATATTAAAGTTCGTTTTGGCAATGATTCGCCAATCTTATACAGTTCAATGCTTGTAACTTGTTGTGTATCTTTTAGTAAGCTTATCCCATCCCTGTAAAAATTCAACAATCTTATAGCCTCAAAAGCGCTGCATGGTTGAAGCATTATACTGCGCACTTCCTCGTTTATCTGTATGAAATAGTTTTTTTTCATATCCTTTTGTTTTAAAGTTGAAAATCAATTAAAACATTGCCACCCTATTAAATATGTCGGATGCAATTTTATCAAGCTTAAAGCCGTCGTAATATTCCGTTGCTTTCCCTCCGTTAATCTTAGCAGCGTAATGTACTGCGTAATCAGGGAGGAAGCCGCCGGGCATATTATTCGAATATTGCCCGCAATCACAAGTTTTATGAACTTCTTGATATCTCACTATCCAAACCCTTTTTGCAAGCCGTTTTGTGCTATTACTTGCATATTTCCACAGCTTATTAAATCTCTCTTGCTGATCGCTTAACTGCTTTAATGTCTTTGCCATAATCGTATATCTTTTAATTATTCTTACATAACCGTTTCAACGCTTCCAAATCTTTCCGTTTCGGCTCGTCCGCATTCTTGGTAGCGTCTATCAATGTCATGTCACTGATTACCGTACTCCATTGCTTGCCGGTTGCCGGACTTGTATAAGATACTCTATAATGCCCGTATCCGGAAAACTGGAAGTTAAAATCTGAAAGCTGTGTTTTTGTTCTCATAATTGTATATATTTTATTTGTTATTACTTTGAAAGCCTCAAAACCTTATTACTATTTTCGTCTAAAGCTTTATTTAATTTAGAGAGGTGATCCGGGTTTTTATACCCGTTAATCTTAGTCACCTTATCACCCTTCACGCTTACCATGAAAATAGTATCGCTTTGTGTCTTGGCAAACGAGTAGATAGTATGTATATTATTCCCATTGGAGAAACAAACGGCGCTTGTCAAAATAAGTAACAGTGTATATATTAACTTTTTCATAACCTTAAAATTTATCTGATTGATCCTTGTATTTTCTTATCTCTGTAATATCGGTGCCGCTGATGAACAACACAGCACCGAACAATAGCAACATAACGCAGAACATATTATCCTATGATATAAGGTTCTTTCATGGGAATATATTCCATTCCGTTAAGCTGGTAGATAGGCAGGAAGTTTCTAAACCAACCGTTACCGGCATCATAAAAACCTTTAAAAACAAAATCACAAGGAGAAGCACTACCAATTATTTCAAGCTCTCTATATCCAAAAACGTTACTTTCTCCGTTCTTCTTGATGAACTTCTTTAACCACTTCAAGCCCTGTTCGCCTTGCTCCTCTGTCAAGGGAATACCGTAACCGTCTCCGATACTTTCAATCCAATCGTAGTTGATAACGTCTTTCTGTTCTCTGTTAGAACGGTTCTTTAATAACTGTAATTGCTGTTTAGTGATTACACCAGCTTCTTTAATCTCTGAAAAGATACTTTCTAATGTCTTCATAACTGTAATATTTAAATGTTTATAATTCAACTTTATTACAGCGTCTAAATTTTATAAGCGGATAATTTGGAAGTTTAAACCAAGATAAGTACCTTTGCCTTTCCTGTTGGGTACTTATCTAAGTTATTCCCTTCTTTGAACCTGTTAGCATTCCCTGTGTTAGCAGGTTCTTTTATATCTCATCATATAAACAACGCTTGTAAGATTAAAGGCCTTATGTTTACCTCTTTCTTACATTACAAATATACGAATTATATTTGAAACAGCAAAGAAAATAGCAAAATATTTCAATAAAATAAGCATGTTTTACAGCATAAAATATATAATCATAATACATTGATTTACAATGATATATAAGCGTAACAACACATGCATACCAATGTAAATATATAATACTAAATAATAGGGTATATAGGAACATTATAGCATACGAACGTATAAGTATATAATAACTGGATCAACAAGCATAGCCTCATAATAGATTTTATCTATTGCAGATAATTAATTTATAGATATTATTTATAATAGGAATACAGGGGTATAATAGGATTAATTATGTATGGGTAATTGACTGGTTAATAGGTGATTATACGGTTATGTTGTAGTTGCAGGTTAAGGAGATTGGGGTATTTGGTTGACAATCAATGAATTACGTTTATTTTGGAGCTTTCGTGATATTCGGAAAATTATCCTCTTTTGTAATGATATTACAACTTTATATTATAGCAATAATATAAACTATAACACATTTATAATCAATAATACACCATACACAACCACGTAGAAAGCACCCCACCCCACCCCTATTATATGTAAGAATATCGGATGTAATCACCACCCCTAAAAATTTTTATTTTCCCCCATTTTTTGTCCAATTTCCCGCATTTGTAAGGATGTTTTACCCTCCAAAAAAGCCGTATTTTTTCAATAACTCCCGTTATTCTCTAAAAAATCACCTATTTTCTAAATTTTACCCCTATTTTTTTAGAAAATTACTTGTTTTATTATCAAGTAGTTGTATATTTGCATAATGATGATAAAGAACATATATATATATTTTTAACCCTCAAAAGAGAGAAGAGAAGATGTTATTTTTAAGAATGAGACCTAATCCCAGTTCCGTTATGTTCTTTATGGTATGCTTATAAAAACGTTATATAATAAATATGGATAGGAAGGATTTAAAGGATTACGTACTTGGATTATTATCCGAACATTGCGATGAATATGCGGCTACGTTCAGGGATATATCTTTGGTTACAAGCAATCCTGAGCGCACAGACAGATACGGCAGACGCCTTGAGGAGTTATTCAGGGAGGGTTATGGTGTTTTGACGAGGGATAACACCTCTCATTATAGCTCCTTGTATGTTTTTACGGGTAAGATATATGAGTTCATGGATTACAATGTCCTGTATGATGCCGTAGACAGGTGGCTTGAGAAGATGGGTGTTGCAGCTCGTGACCGTACCAATAAGGCCATGTATGCCTATATGAACCGTATAATCAATGTTATCCGGGACCATGAGCTTCGTCCCGACCTTAGTATTATGTGCTTCACTAACTGTGTCGTTGACATGAACCGGTTAAAGACCTATCCCCACTCTCCCCGCTTTGATTGTGTGAAGATGTATCCGTTCAAGTATGACCGCAAGGAGATATTCAACTGTCCTATATGGAGAAGTTTCCTCGGAGAGAACTGGATGCCTACGGATGATATGGACGGTGTTCTTCCTGAGAAGCACAAGCGGAGAATATTACAGATGTTTCTTGGAGCCTGTCTTGTCAACAGACGTAATATAAGCTTTGAGTATTTCCTGATATTGCAAGGTACGGGAGCAAACGGGAAGAGTGTTATCTACCGGGTGCTTAAGGATATGTTCGGAGAGGACGAGATACTTAATATCAAGATGAGCCAGTTTGCCAGCAGAGGTGATGAACAGCTTCGTGCTGCGTATTCCATGTCCGGGAAGAGGCTTATGTACTGTACGGAGAGTAACCGAGGGGATTTTAAGGATATGAGCATCATAAAGGCTATCTCCAGCGGGGAACCTATTGCCTGCCGGGGAATAGGCGGCAATATAACGATGATGCAAAGACCGCCTATCATGCTGTGTAACTCTAACTACCGTTGGCAGCCAAAGGACTTTCTTAACCGGGAGGACCCGGATGATGAGAGTATGCAGAGACGGGCGCTCGTACTTAATTTCGACAAGACTATCCCCGTAGAGAAAAGGGATACCATGCTCGCGGAAAGGCTCAAATCGGAACATGCCGGCATAATGGCTTGGATAGTCAAAGGTCTTTGCGAGCTAAAGAAAAACAACTGGAGGATGCCGGAGAATCTCGGAGGAAAGATAGATATGAAGCTGGAGAGGATACGCTCTACGGTCATAGGACGGGACGGAAAGCTTGTGGACGGAAGTATATCGGAATACCTCAAATACAAGGAGTGCCAGCCCGAAGAATTTGAAGGAAGCGGCGTTATCAATTTCACATCATCGGAGATATACAAGAACTATGAACGATTCTGCAAGAAGAACGGGATCGTCCCTATGTCGCAAAGAAAGCTGGGTATCGACATGCTTTCTCTCGGATACGTGAGGGAAAAGGGATACAACAACTCTTATAATCTGTGGTGTGGGAACGAGGACATCGCGAACAATTTTATGAGACATGTACCCAACATTGCCGAAGAAGCGAAAACGAACCTGTTTGAGGGCTGGGAATATTCGGATGATGATTTCCTGAGTGATGATTTTGTTGAAGAATAGATTTGCAATAATAAATATAACACAAAAAGATTATGGATTTCGGAAAGACACAAGTCGGGAATATAACTATTCTCAAGTATAAGAAAGACGGCATTCCTTTTATCAAGGCATCAACGGTATGCGGTGATTTCTCCATTGAGTACAGCGCGGGAAGCATAATGTTTGTACTATTGGATAGCGTTCCGATAGAAGACAGGGTTGATAATCTGCCTATGCTAATGCTGCGTAATACCCAGTATGTAGGGAATTGTATTGACGCGAAGTTGCAGGTGGATGTGCTAAAGGCAGTCTGGGATGCCCTTGACCGCGCGGACGCCAAGCCGATTTCTGACGAGGAGGACGCCAAGATTATTGAGGAGGAAAGGCAGATGTATGAGATGAAAAAGGAGATGGAGGAAGCGTCTGATAAAGACAAAAACTGAACACAAACCTATGTATAAGGAAGAAGTAGCCGGGTGTCATTTCCCGGCTTTCTTTTTAGCGGCAAGGTACAAGGAGCAATTATTGCATGAAATTGGAAGATAAAAATGAGTGGTAGTATCTTCTTCTTTTATCTCGTCTTTCTTAATCTGCGTGATGTCTGCAATCATTTTGGTGAGGTCTATCCATTCCTTGCAGCCCTCTTTGCCATCGTACTTTTTACGGGCGGCGATAAGCTTACGAAGCTGGTTTTCCTTTGAAAGCTCAGAAGCAATATCTTCATCACTAACACCTTCAACCAAAAACTCTTCCTCTTTCTCGCTCTCTTTCTGTCTACGATTTACACGCTTGTTTATAAAGGTAAGATAATCCATGAAGTCCTTATCCTGGGAAAGGAGGGCATTCATATTCTTCTTATTCATCTCTAAATTATACACAGGGTTATAAAGGCCGGAGATGAGATAAGCGTCTTTATCTTTCCATCCCAGCGCTAAAAGGTCTGCAAAAGCCTTTTCTTTTGCGCTGATTCCCAGTTTCCTACATTCGGTCCCAAGTCCTTTGCTGAATGTGATTTTTTCCTCTTTACCTCTCAACATATTATTGTAACTTTTAATTATACAAATACAAAATAACAACAGCACCTTATATGCCACTGGCTCTGATAGTCGGATATAGGATGATACCCGACCATACTATCACAATAAGAGCATGGGTAGCCGCTCCCTCTATATGAATAAAAACCGATAGCTCCTTCTTTTTGTTTATGAACTCCATTAAACCACATCCATGCGGACCCGATAGCATACCGGGTAAGGGTATTCAGTGAGTTATAGGAAGAGTTGGACTTCCCTACTCCATAACTTATTCCATTTGTATTAATGCGGGTTGCTGCGGATACCCCGGATTCTACGGCCTTTTTGAAATAGGAGCTATCATACGGAGATTTAAGGTTCTCCCTTATGCTGTCCTTTATTTTGTTTCGGCTTATCCCGGCAATAAGCCCGGCGGCGACAGCAGCCTCTATCTCATACTTAAAGCGGTTGCAATAAATATCAATACGCTCCGAAAGCGTCTTTCCATGATCTTCCCTATTTATAAAAGCAATGATAGCCTCCCTTTCTTCTTTCCTGTCATAAACGGAAAGTGTTTCGGTATAGTCGTAAATCATCTCTCGCAACTTTCCGATAACAACACCTACCTCCCTTTCGAGTTTTTCATTTGCGGAAAAGCGGAACATGGACGGTTTTATCTTATACTTCAAAGATATATCCACAATCTCGTTTGCGGCTTGCAAGAGAAGATTATCCAAATGCTTCTGCATGGATAATTCAGCCTTTAGCCGCTGCCTTATAAAATCTTTGGCTTCCTGTATCTGTTGTTGCGTGGGCTGTTTCATTGCTTATCATCTCCAGCCGGGTTGTGTTCGGGTTCCTCTTCTTCGGGAGTAGGTTGCGTGGTTTTGAGTTGATAAAGGATATCAGCCTGCTGCTCTTCCTTTTTCTCTCTCATTATCCTGTCCCAGTCGCGGGGATTGCTATACATTTGAATCTGCTCATTTGCGGTTTGACGTGATAAAAATCCGTTTTGCACACAAGTGGCAAGATTCTGCACAAGCTCCGATTCATTCAAATGGATATAGGGTTTTATCCAAGCATATACACTCAAGTTTTGCAGGTCTATAAGATTTTCCGTTTCCACTCCGTATCCATAGGTGAAAATCTTCACCATGTCGTCCACGAGGCGGTTATATTCTTGCGCATCCTTCATCGCATTCTCAAACGCCGGTGAATAAAGCAGCTTTATAGCCACACCCGGAAGATCGCCGCTTCTTACCTCCGGAGGAATTACAGCAAACGACTGTTCATATATCAGCTTGTAAAGAGTATCGAGCTGCTTTTCGAAAGCCGTAGATACATCCTGTTTATTAAGGTATCCGGCTTCATCGTCCGGCCCCATTGTGATACATTTTACAGTTCCGTCAACACCTCCATCTATATTTATATTTTCTCCCTTGAAATACATAATCGGGAACGCATAGGCTGTATTGTTTTGAGATAGCTGGGAGAAAGCGAGTTCGTATTGCTCTATACTGTCTTGCGAGGGAGACCAACAAGCTCCGGCATCGCATCTATGGTAAGCCACAGGAATAAACGTAAACCCATGCTCTTGCTGAGAGACGAGTTCATAACCGTCCAATCCAAATAAGTTTTTTATTACTTGTTTGATTTTGCTGTATCCCTTTCCTCCTTTTTTAAAGCGACGGAGATACTTTTCATCCCACACCTCCAGCCAGTCGGTCACAATATTCCCGCTGCTGTCGTAATTGGAATAAGAACGGGCAAACAAGGATAGCTCTCCTGTAACATTATCAAAATGAGGATACAATACATCACCTTTTTCAAAAGAAAGGACTTTCCAATAGAATTTTCCTTTTCTAAGGTATCCCACAAATGCCGTATCTCCGGTTATCTTTACAGACTTAGCGGCCTCGTACCATGCGATTTCCATGTCTTTTACGGCCCATCCCGTTCTAAATTTAAAGAAGGTATCTTTCACTTTCTCATTCTCGGTATCGCCTTCCATTTCAAACTGAATATCATTCCCGCAAAGGTGGACAAGATGCTTGACCGTTATTATTCTTTGAAAAGCAAAAGCGCATCTGATAACATACTCCCTGAACCATTGCTTCGTCTCCGGGTCCTGCCTTAACCTGTCAGGATATACCAGCGGGTCATTAATCGCATGTCCCGAAGGCTCAAACTCACGCATGAAGTCCATTTGAGTTATTATCTGATACGTAGGATTATCAGACGGTTCATTGATGAGGGTGTTTCCTGAAATAACCCCAGCAGCGGCTTTATAGCCATTTGGCAATATCCTCCGGAACGGACGACGTACCATAATCTGGCGTGTGTTTATAATCTCCATAATCCTTTTGGTTTTGTGTTATGTTTTTTTATATCAAAAATTTGTCTGTAAATCATCGCTTCTATAAAGTCAGGAGAGTGCCCGACGTATTTTTTCATAGTTTCCTTTTTAATCAAGGCAAACCCTTTGTCTGTTTCCGCGTCCCGAATAGCCTTTCTCTCTTTCATAAGAATATTATAAAGGGTTACTCCGGAATATCCGTTACCGGAGAATTTGCGCGATAACAAATCGGGATTTATGGATATCTCCTCGTTCTTTATCTTTTTTACAAGAATATCCGCACACTGTGATTTTAAAGAGGAGTACACATACTTGATTGATTTCTCATCCGCTTTTGTCGCGGGTATTGGAGCAGCCATATTATTAAACCTGACCGCATCGGGGAATTTCCCTTTAAAATCCTGGCCGGGGCCGTTTAAGTCAAAAACAAAATCCTTTTCCAGCACGCCCCACTCTCTAAGTTTATGGGCAACACACTCTTCCGTCCGCTTGGAATTATCCCTACTCACATATACATCTTCGATATGGTTCCCGATCCACAGCCACAAGACAAGGTTGTCTCCTCCCTCGTATGCAATATCGCATGATACCCTACGCTTCTCGTCTCCGTATTGGGCGGTATTTTTAAAGAAGCGCTCCATGTGTTCCATCTTGATAATATCATCCCCGGCAGCTTTAAAGTTCCAGTTCCCTTCCAAGTCCCTTGCGCGAGATTCTTCGTCCTGCTGGGCCAGGTTGGCTAAATAATTAGGGTCGGAAGATATAAGAGCAACGTTCTCTTCAAGCTTTCCCTTTATGAATGTGACTGTCTTCACGAATGCCGACTTGTCGTAACCCTTACTGATAAGACCCGGCGTAAGCAACGGATCTATGATATGCCTGCATTGGTTATAAACTTCGTCTACGGAATCCCCCCAGTAAATATCTTCCGGTCGGTCGCCATCCATGAAGCAATAGCGTATTACCCCGTCTCGCTCCGGAATAGGGTTACCGTTTTCATCAATCCACCAGTCTATGAATTTACGTACCCAGCTATCCGGGTCAGGGTTACATGTGCCATAAAAACGGTTTCTTATACCGTAGGCATTACGGTTGTTGGTAATAAGGTATTTGAACTTCAGGTAATCAGAGTGAGTGATTTCGTCTATACCGATAAAGGCAAACTCTTTTCCCTGAAAACGCTTTACGAAGTCTTCGTAAGAATCCGCATAATAGGAAAACTTTAAAAAACCTCCGTTATAGAAGTTCCAAGTCATGTCCGAGATAGAGCGGTTGTACTTTCCGTATTGAGAGAAAAGTTCATAAGACTTGTTTACTATATTACTCAAGTCCTCTTTTTCGTTTCTCAGGATTACAGAAGCAAAATTCGGGTTATTTATATCTTTCAAGACCTCCATTAGCAAGGCCCAAGAATTATGGGTGACAATAAAATCCCTTGTCAGAAACAAACTATCCGGATTGGTTACTGCAATACAGCAACACTCCTTCTTCCCTATCATATCGTAGCCTATAATTCTTCTCGCATTGATGCTTATTCCGCCATTATAAGGTTTGCATCTTTCCTTTTTCCTTTTTACGCGAAACATCCTTTCGGCATCCGGGATTCTTATATAAAGAGTGTATGCGTCATTACATTGGATAAATTTTCCATTGCTATTTCTATACCCCGCGGTGCCTCTGCCAATCGTCGCCAATCCTCCCAAACTGTTGATAAGGAATTTTACATCTTCCGCAAGCTGTTTGCTTATTGTAGTATAAGACAGGTGCCCTCTTTCATCAATAGTTCCGTCGGTATCCATTAAGCCCTGAACAAGCGCCCATCTTTCCTCCAGCGACCCATATAAATACATGTCAGGAACGTGTTTATCTGCCGCACGCCCTGTTATATTCAATTTCTGAATCTCTGCGATAAGCTCTTTGTCGTTGATGCGCATGCGGTAGCAGCCTTTCTCAAACTCGCAAGAAGAATACCCTACTGATTTCTTGAACTCGCCAATGACTTCCTCGTCAGGATTAAATAAATAACAGCAGTTTTTACTGATTACACTATCGGCAATACATCCGTCCCCGATGAGCGCACCAATCAGATACGGACTGAATTTAGGCTTGAAGTATTTCCCTTTGGTGAATCGAACTGGCTTGCACAACGGAACAGATAAATGGCGCGGCTGCTTCTTCCCCTTCTGCTTTTCCATGTGGTCTATAATCATTTGAGTAGTCCACACCCGCCATTCATCCTCTAAGGGGAGGTTATATAAAGCCCTTTTCTTTGAACAATGGTTAGATTGCTTGATATTCCATAAGTGATCTATGCAGCAGTCAGCATAAGAGCCGTCAACGAATTTAAGTCTTACACACTCTTTAAATCCCTGATAGGAGTTGTAAACAACCCTTTGCATTCCTCCGTCAAGGCCAGTGATTATGTCGCCGGCTTTAATGTCTTGGATTTTTCTAAATCCGAACGGAGTACACACTAATTCATTGAATATCAGCGCCTTTCCGCCACCACGGTTTCCTCCAAATATAGTAATATCTGCCGGAGACGCAAGGAACTTTTCTTGACATCCTTTTTGGGCGATTATATTAAGCGGATTTCCATATTCACGCAGCTTTTCCATGTGCGCATAAGTAAATACGCCCTCTCCATTTTTTGTATGTACAATTCCGTCGTATTCCATAAAAAAATAAGCCGTCGCATGCAATATGATTTTGCATACTCCGGCTTGATTCACAGCTCTATGAGTAATATATAGTGCAAATATACGATTTTTCATCTATTTTCTAAATTTTACCCATAAAAATATGTCTATAATGTTGTTTTTATAGAAAATAGGTGATATATTTGCATTATTAAATCATGTGATATGATAAAAATTGACGTCCAACTCGATGAAGAGTTACCTGATAGAAAAGGAAACTTTGCAATATGTCCGGTGTGTAAACAGAAAATAATGGACGTTGAGGAAGTTTGCGGAAGTTCTTCCATTAGGATTATATGCAGGAGATGCCGTAAATTTATGAGAGTTAGACTGACGAAGGAATAATAGTAATATTAGATATGCAAGCCAAAGAGCTTATTGACGCACAAAGCGTTGATAGGCTCTTTTTTTTATAACACAACTAAATAAAACACGATGGAGAAAGAACAAATCTTATCCGAATTAACGACAAGACTTGGACAAACCAGCCTTTCGTCACAGACATTAATGAAGTACATAGACCTTAACCCGTTAGAGGAAGGAAGTGAACCTGACGATACTTACTTCAACAAGGCTACCGGATTTCTGCAAGGGTTACAGGGACAGTACAATCATGATGTAGCAACACAAGTTGAGGATTTCAAGAAAAACTACAAACCTCAACCAATCCCGGACGATGCAAAAGACGAACCAAACGAGGGAACGCTTGCCGCCAAATTGAAAAAAATGGAAGAAGAGCTTTTGCAGCTAAAGGGGGAAAAAGAAGCGGAGAAAAGAGCCGCGTCAATCAACGAGTTAAAGGCCGAATCCAAAAGCCAGTTGAAATCTCAAATCGAGAATGGTGGTAAAAACATCTGCAACGATGAGATCCTCGGCATTGCCATTTCCGATGTGGAAATTACAGACGGAATGAAAGTGGAGGACATTGTAAACTGTGCTAAACGCAACTACGAGAAAAGATACAAGGCGATTTTCGGAGACGGAGCATCCCCAAGTATCAATCAGTTTGCGGAAACCGGAGAAGAGCAGGCAAAAAGCCGAAGAGAAGCCTTTAAGGAGTTAATGAAATCAAGAGGCAAGCTCCCGAAAACCAAATAACACATTTTAAAACAGACAAAAAAGATGAGACAATTAGGAACATTCAACACTATCGGTCAATTCCGGTCGGAATTTGGCGGTAATTTTCCTGTATGGTCGAGAGTTCGAGAACTGTATCAAGGAGGCGGTATGATTGATGTTGCCGGAATGGGATTAAACCCTGGCGATATTATACATGCTGGCACAATGGTTAAGTTCAACGGCCCCGGCAAACAGGTAGAGGTGATTACTGCGGAGGGAGTGACAGGTGTAAAAGCGGTAGTAACGCTGACTATCACCAACAAGGCTACCGCCAACGGAGATTTATCCTTTGTATTGGGGAGCAAAAGCTACTCAATCGCAGTAACAAGCGCTTCGGAAACAACCCCCGAACTGGTCGCTACAAAGATTGAAGGCGGCAAGGCCACTTTCACAGAGTGGGATGTGAAAAGAAGTGGCGCAGTGCTGACATTCACGCAAAAGACAGCTGCAATGGTTCCGGCCTACATGTTTATCCCCGGAAGCACCGGAGTAACAGGGACAATGGAACTTACCAAGCAAGGTGCAACTTCAAGCGGAAACTTAAGTGACGTAAACGGCCTTGTATTTGAGGATGTCTGCATCCCCGAAGGTTGCATTTCTGCAACATGTGCCGTAGTAAGAGCAGGCAGAATATACGCGGACCGCGTAGCGGGTGGCGGTATTCCTAAATCAGTAGAAGCACAATTACCTATGATTGAGTTTGTGCGCGAATCCAATGAATAAGAAAGGGGGATAATATGTACACAAGAAACAAAGAATTTTACGATATTGTAGGAAGAGGGCTTGCTGCTATGGGATATACCGGCAACAAACCGTTGGAGGCATGGATTAACGACATGTTTGCGGATAAGTATAACGCAGAACAGACTTTTGCCCAAATGGGTTTCCCGTTAAATCCTAACATTCCTCTGAATCCTACTTACGAACAGATTGAGGCAACAATTCGCCCGTACACGCTGGCTACCTACGTAGATATTGACAGTGACGGTGCTACCAAGTCAACTGACGGCCTTTCATTGCAAATGGGCGGACTGCCTACTTTCAAGCACGAGATTACGTTAAGCCGTAAAATCTTGCGTGAAAAGATGATGCTGATGGATGCTATCGGCAGTTCTACACCGGAAATAGAGGCTACAATCATGGAACTTCTGTTTAATGGAGTAGACAGCTTGCTTGGAGGTAACTATAACACGTTCCTTTATCAGAGAAACCAAGTCGTATCCAAAAAAGGAAACCTGATTATTGATGCGGCTAATAATCCTCTTGGCATCTCTTTGTCAATAGACTTTGGCGTTCCCAAGAAGAACATTAAAGATTCTCATTGGTACAATAAGGTTGATGCAACCGGAGTTGTCACACAAAAAGCAGCCGTAGGTACTACAATTGATCCTATCAAGGTAATGCGTGACGTCAACCGAGACAGCCGACAGAAAGACTTTGCACCACAGGGGCACTGGGAAGTAAGCAAGACCACATGGGACGACATCATCAATCTGCCGTATTTCCGTCAGATGTACACAGTCGCCAACCGTCCGGACATTTCCGACAAAGACATGCAGCTTGCTTTTGCAAATCTTGTTCCTGACGAAGCAATCAAGGCGTTTATCGAAGCTCGTATCGGTGCCAAAATCAGAGTAATTGATTCTATCTCCGTAGTAGAAAGCTACGACAAGGATACGCAGAAAATCAACTACAAGACCTTGCAGAACTTCGAGGAAGGAGTTATGGCGTATGTCCCGAACGAAGATTTGGGAGACGTGCAATGCGGACGTCCTATCTTCATGGAAACTCCGGGTGCACGTACAGCATTGTATGACGGCGGCCGCACTCTGATTCGCCAAGTATTCAACGACGAAACCATGACGCAGACTATCAAATCGGAAGTTACCGGATTGGTTGTTCCTAACAAGGTTCGTTGGTTCTACTACTTGAACATAAAGGGTAAATAACCATGAAAGATTCTCTAAATACAACTACCGGCACAACCATTGAAGAATATCTTCGTGGCTGTGTCGGCTTCGAGGTTACAGACAACGCAATCAATACGATATTGATTGACAGAAGCATCACCTCCGGTTCTGATGTAACTACAATCGAAAAGCGTCTCAAGGACTTATGCCGGGCAGATCTTTATATGTGGTGCGCGAGCACTCCGAGTGTAACGGGAAGTGTAGAGGATGCCAATGGCGTTTGGAAACATAAAGAAGGCGGTACAGAGAGTTCCGCTTATGACAAGCGCAATTTACGGCAAATGGCTAATGACATATATGCTTTGTATGGAGAGAATGTTAAGAAATCGTCTATTAAGATTGTCAACTTGGGTATGAACATGAACAAAAGGTGGCCTCTATGAAAGTAAACAATCCACGTTTTCCGCATACATGCAAGGTGTATCGTATTTCGGGGGAAACCTCGTTTGAAGACGGATCGGAAACAGTTCTGTATGAGGGAGAATGCAACAAGTATGGAAGCTCCTCTTTGAGAACATTTACGAAAAGCAACGTTATAAAAAGCGATTACGCCATAGATATTCCCGGACTTGTGAAGGGTATTATCGCGGGAGACCTTGTTGACGTTACCGACTACGGCGGAACCTTTGAAGCGTGTGTTGTAACTGATTGCTATCCTACGGAAATGGGAACAACGTTATATTTCAATCTGGCTAAAAATTAAGGTATGGAAGATAATGCTAAAGTCTTGGAGGACGCGAAGAAGAAGATTAATTCTGTTATTGACAACTATATGTTGGATAGGATAACGGAGATCGCCATTAAGCTCCTGCATGACGGAGTAGTATCAGCGCAATATCATAATGTAACCGGAAATACGTTGACTTCATTGGCTGTCGGAATTTATTATAGAGGCGGGCTTTCCCGAATAATAACCGCTGTTGTCACACAAGGATTAAAGAACGCTACCCGCCCTAAATTGAGCAGAGGAGACGGACTTGGAGTGATAATGGTAAGAAGCTATGAAAACGGAAGGCTTATACCTATAAAAAAGTACAATCTGATTGATACTAACGGAGAATACGGATTAACCACATCTGTAAATTTCCTCAAGAATTATAGGTCTCCTCGTGATGTAATAGGGTTGGTAATGTGCACAGGTACTGAATATTCCAACTATTTGGAATCCAAGAAAGGACTGAATGTGCTTTCCGACACATACGATTACGCAGAGAGCATAGCTAAGATGACATTTAAACCGATGTAAGTTATGGGATACGAGCAGGATTTTAAATACAAAGACGCGCTTAAATCATTGTTTAATGCAGCAGCTGCGGTTAGTGATAACGTGTTTACCAATGACCGACCCGCTGCCGTTCCTAAGCAAATGGATAATTTCATAGTAGTATCACTACCGGGACAATTGACTTCCTCGACTTACGGATGCGGTTTCGGAAACGTACAAACATACTGCACCGTAGAGGTCTACGTGAGATTAAAGAAAAGCGGCGTTGAAGATTTAAATGTAATGGACGCCCTTGTTGGGAAAGTCCTTTCCTTGTTCCCGATTAGTGACAGTGTCATCACCGTCTCTAACCCAAAGCTGACACTGAAAGGTAATGACGGATTAGGGTTCAGCGCTACATTGATAAGGGCTGACCTTGTGATAAAATAAACATAAAATAAACGATTAAAACTTTTTATTATGGCAATGAAATCAAAACAAGAGTTGAAAGAAGTGTTTAGCGGTCTTTCTTCTATCATGCTGGTAAAGGGTGGTATTGCCGACTTTGCAACAGTGGAGCCGGACTTTGACTTGCCCGTTACTGTGGATTCCCTGAACCTGTCCCAAGCAGAACCCACGTTGAACCGTACAAAGGTACATGGGCTTCAAGCGGACTGGGCTGTAACAAGTACGGCAGGTGACATTACATTTGCGGCTACCGTACCGAGTATAAGCGAGGATTTGGTTAGTTTCTTCCTCGGAGAAGCCAACAAGGTAGCAACTGCTTCCGTAAACGGACAAGAGTATTCCGGAATCTCCGTAACTCTGAACAGTAAGAAGATTAATGCAGGTTTTGCGTTGTTGAGCGAAGACGGAGAGAAATGTATATTGGTTAAGAAAATGGCTATCTACGCACGCCCGTTGTTCGAGAACGCATCCACCACTCCGTTTGCATTTGCGCTTAGTGGAACGATTGAAATTGAAGACGGTGCAGCGTCCACTGCTGCTTCTGACGACAATATCGCGTTCTTAACAAAAAAAGCCTCCTGACCGTAGCTCCTACTTCCCTGTCTTTCGTCAGCAGCGCTGATAATACAGGGAAGACCATTACAGCTACAACAGAAGAAAGCCCAGTATCTGCTTCATCAACAGAAACATGGTGCAAGACTTCCGTAAGCGGCAAAGTGGTAACGGTCAAGGTTGATGCAAATAATGGAGCATCTGCAAGAACTGCCATTGTGAACATTTCTACCGCAAGCAAAGCAGCAGCAGTAGAAGTTACACAGGCTGGTACTGGTACCTAATATTAATGGCGGTGAGCTTTATGCCGCCGCCTTTTCTTTTTACACCTCAAAACATTATGAACGACAAAACGATAACTCAACCTACTTCGGTAGAACAGGAAAGACTTGATGAAGTGCTTGAAAACAGCACAGACTATGTATCTCTTCGCGAAAAGGAGATTGGAATAAAGTGGCTTCACCGGGGAACGATAAGAAAGCTGACACACACCTTTATATCATGTAAACAAGACGATGAGGTGACAGCCCGATGTGCGTCTCTTATAATCCTGAATAACTGGTGGAAAATAAGGCTTTTCCATTGGATACATTGGCGCATGCTGTGGAAGAAATATACAGACCAAGAACTGACAAGTGTCGTCGCTCTTGGTAAAAAAAAAGTGGAATTTCAGAGACTTCAATACTTGAACATTACCATGTTCTTGACAGGAATGAAGGACACAGTGATGACGATGACGAGAAAGGAAGCAGATCGTATCCTTCAAGAACTTCGGCAGGAGCAGCCTTTGCAAACGGAGAAAAACATCCCGAATTAACCCGCCCTCTCGTTCTCTTTTGGGGAATGGTGAATATCCCTAACTGGTACATGGACTGGGTGCTTACCAATGCTCTGTATGAGCTTCTTATATGCGATGCTCCTATTGTGGTGTACAATAATGACGATAAGGTAGACAAGGGAATGCACACTTCCAAAGAGATGAAAGAGCTGACAAAAAAATGGGAGGCAAAAAGGAAAGAGCAGGAAGCTAAAGGACAAAGGATATCTCTTAATGATTTTATAGTAAACGGCGTTAACGCTATTAAAAAGGACACAAAATAACAATCGACATGGCAGACCTCGGAAATTTGAATTTTGGGATTCACCTGAAAGACTATACACCACAAGAATACGAAGCTATCAAAAAAAAGCTCGTCAACATGCACGCAACCGTCAGCGCGAAAGTAGGATTGAAGGTTGATGTAAAAGAGATTGAGGATAAAGTAGATTCCTTGCTGAAAAACAAGACGTACAAGGTGAAGCTTGAGGTGGATAGTGAGAGTATCAAGAAGCTTACAGAAACCTTTAAAGGGCAAGGTGTGAATACAAGCGAATTAAGAGCCATGAGGGGTGTTTCTCAAATAATGCGTGCCGACGCTTACGCCAACTCTCAAAAAGCCCTTGAGCAGCTTAGAAACGTCCGTTTACAAGCAGCAAAAGCCGCAGATACGCATAATTCCGCTATGAAGCGGGCAAATACAACCATGTCTTCCCAGTCTCGAATAGCCGGAGAGTTAAGAAATCAAATCGCCAACGTGTATTCCATATATACAGTAGAGCGTTTTGTTAGGGGATTATATACCATTGGTGGGGAGTTCCAAAAACAACGCATCGCACTGACCTCTATTATCGGGGATAGCATGAAAGCTGAAACGATATTCAACCGCATCAAGGAGTTAGCGGTGGCTTCCCCGTTCCAGTTTAAGGAATTAGCGTCATACGCAAAACAGCTTTCTGCATATAGTATCCCCTACGAAGAGCTTTACGATACGACTAAGCGGCTTGCTGATATTTCCGCGGGTGTCGGTGTTGATATGGGACGTATCATATTGGCATACGGACAAGTTCGTAGTGCCGCGTTTCTTCGCGGGCAAGAGCTTAGACAGTTCACAGAAGCAGGCATTCCGTTAGTTGATGAGCTGGCGAAACGGTTTACCGTTCTTGAAAATAAAGTTGTCAGTGCTGGAGACGTATTCGATAAGATCAGCCGAAAAGAAGTCAGCTTTGGCATGGTGAAAGATGTTCTTTGGGAGTTAACCAATGAAGGCGGGAAATTCTACAACATGCAGGAAGCTCTCGCAGAAAGTCTTGCGGGTAAATGGAGCAACTTGCAAGATGCTTGGGATGTAATGATGGCAGACATTGCAGAGGGTAATAGCGGCGTCCTTTCTGATAGTTTGGAAATACTTACCAAGCTGATGAAACATTGGGAAACCGTTGCCGATATACTTGGCATGTTGGCGTTTGTATATGGTTCGTATAGAACTGCTGTTATGTTGACAAATGTCGCAACTAAGGGATTACTGGTTGTGCAAAATGCGTTAAACGCTGCAATGAAAAAGAATCCAATAATTTGGATTATAACTCTTATCGGAACCGTAGTAGGAGCATTGGTTATGTTTCGAGAGGAAGTCAAAACTACAACAGAAGTTATTACAGATTTAAATAAGACTATTTCCGATACGAACGATAAGATGAAGGGGAACAAGGCCGTTGACGGACTTATAGACCGATACGAAACCCTTAGCCAAAAAGCCAACAAAAGCGCAGAAGAAAGCAGGGAATTAGGACGTATAACCAAGAACTTATCTAACACCTTCAAGGATGCAGTAGCCCAAACAGACAAATACGGAGTAGCAATATCCCTTTCTGTTGAGAAGATGCGAAAACTTTCTCAAGAGCAAAAGGAATTGTACAAAAAACAATTTATCGGCACCATGGCAAATGCGCAAATACAAAAGCAGAGCGTAGATGTTGAAAGAGAAAGGCTTGCCGGGATTATCAGAGAGGGTGGATATAGAAGGTTTGACGAGACAGGAAGAGAACTATCCTTTGCCAAATATAAACCGGAGGATATTACTAAAGCAAGAAACAGACTGTTGGAACTTGAAAAGCAAAGTTTAGACTTGGCTAACATTATAGATACAGCCAGACAGTCTTATCATTCGATGAGCCAAATAGATATAAGTAAACCATTGACTGATTGGGAAAAGGAAGCAAACTTGCTCGCTGGAGATTTGAATGTCATAAAGCCTAAAGAGAGTGAATCGTATGAAGAATACATGAGCAGGTTGTCTACTAATATAAGTGATTTAAAAAAGAAAATAGACAGCCTTAATCCGGATAATAAATTTTCAGAAAAACAATTAGCGTCCTATAACAAAGAACTTGATACGACAAGGAAAATATACGAAACGTTAGGCGGAAGAGAAAAGTCAACAGATACAGCCAAAGACCCTATTGCCGAGCAATGGAAGAATCGTGCCGACCTCATAGAAAAAGCTATATCCAGCTACGAGAAATGGAGGAAAATAGAGGGGGAAGAATCGGCCGCCCAAAGAGTAAAGAATATACCCGAATTTGCACCAGTATTTGATAGCAAGGGGGTAAATTTAGACTTGAGCGATCCGAGTAAGGCGTACAAGTATATCCAAAACCAGCTGGATCAAAGCAAGGAGAAGCAAAAAGATTTATATGTTTCTCTTGGCGTTAAGATAGACAAAGAGCAGATTGAAAACGCAAAAAAAGAAGCCGATAACGCCTTAAAGGAAATAGAGAAATATGTCTCTCAAGCCGGAGAGAAATGGGACTTGTATAAAAAGCTATTTGAAGCGACCGGAAACAAAGCGCTTTCCATGAACATTGCTTTCGGTGAAAACATATCATTTGAAAGCATTGTTGAAGATTTCCGCAATCAGCTTGGAGATGCCCTAAAAAAGACAGGAAGCAAGTTTTCCATTACTGATGTCCTTGCCATGAAAGAGGATGATGTAAAGAAGCAATTCGGAGAAGGAGCCGTTTTAAAGCTGTATCAAGCAATAAGCGAGGAGGGCAAGAAAATGCGGTCGGAAAGCCTTGATAATCTTTTAGGCATGATAGAAGATTATAAGGACTATTCCCAAAAGATAGAAGACATTGAACGCAATCTTCAAAAAGATTTAGCGGATATTGAAAGTCGAAGAAAGAAGTTTGGAGAAGAAGCTACCGATAGACTTATAACACAAAGGAAAGAGAAAGCGGGCGAAGATGTCGCATCAATCAAATTTGAGCAATTCAAAAGTTCAGAAGATTGGGCAAAAACCTTCGATGATCTTGACCGATTGTCTTCCGCAACGCTTGATAGGTTAATTAAAAATTTAGAGGATTTTAAAAACACTACCGGGCAAAGCCTAAAAGTCAACGAGTTCAAAGAGCTTATCAATGTATTAAAGAAGCTGCGCGATGAGAGCGAGAGCAGAAATCCTTTTAAGACGTTATCAAATGGAATAAAGGAGTACGTAGAAGCTACCAAAGAGTTGAAAAAAGCTCAACAAGAACTTGCGTTTATCCAAAACGGGGGCAAGGTGATTACTGGCGTTTCAGACACGAGCCATACTGAAACAAAAAGAACGGATAGTGGTTTATCTTATCGGACTAAGGTTGTTGATAAATTAGTACCTAAACTAAAGACTTTAGCGGATGCCGAAAAAAATGTTACTGATGCACAAGACAAGCAAACTGGCTCATCTGACAAGGTACGCATAGGACTTGGGGAGATCATAGAAATGTCTGATCTACTCATTGGAACATTAGGTAATCTAAGTTCTATGTTCGATACTTTGGGAAATGACAGTATGGCCGACGCGTTAAGTACAATTCAAAGTGTTGGAGGAGGACTATTAAACATTGCTCAAAGCGGAGGAACCCTTTTTGCCGGAATTACCAGTGGAAATCCTATGGCTATAATGCAAGGAGCCGCCGGTATAGTCGGTGGGATAACCGGTTTTATCGGAAGCATTGCGCAACTACATGACAAAAGACTTGAAAGAAGTATCCAGCGTAGCAAACAAAGAGTTGAGGAATTAAAGTCCGCCTACGATCAATTAGGAAAATCCATAGACAGATCGCTTGGTGGAGACGAAAGTATAGAGCGTGCCATATTGCTATATGAACAGTTGGAAGAACAAGTTAAACGCGCCGGGAGTTCGCTTACCGAAAGCTATAAAATGCAATTCCGAGTATTAAAAGACGAGGGTTTGGACTATGTGGAAGAATTAAAAAAACGGATAAAATCAATGGAGAGCCTTCCTGCCGGGATGCAGCGTTTTATGGGATTAAACTTTAAAATAGGTGTAGACAAGGAAGCGCTGGAAGCATTGGAAAAGGTTGGCGTAGGAAAGGAACTTGATAACAGCGTCCTTAAACAATATCAGGCCCAATACGTGGGACTTGTTTCTCAACGTGCAGAGATAGAGGGCCAATTAAGAAACGAAGAAGGGAAAAAGAAATCTGATGCAGGAAAGATACAAGACTATAAGAACCAGCTTGCGGAACTGAACGAGCAAATCGCCTATTTCGTGGAAGACCTTACCAAAGATTTGTACGGAATAGATTTTCAGGATTGGGCAAGTCAGATAAGTGATGCGTTAACGGAAGCCTTTGCCAACGGAGAAGATGCAGCGCAGGCTTTTGACAACGTAGTGAACAACATCATGCGAAGTGTTGCCAACAACATATTAAAGAACTTGGTAATACAGCCCATGTTTGAAAAGTTACAGGATAAACTTTTCGGAGAAAAAGGCCTGTTTAAGGAGTTTACGGATATTCAAGATAATGGCGCTGTTGCAGCAGGGGCTATAAAAGACTTTTTCGACAATGAGGGGAAAGCCATGATAGATGCCTCACAATCTTTCCTTGAAACCTTTGATAAAGCTACCGGAGGAGCGCTTACGGCTACCGGGGAATCTTCCACTTCCGGATTAACAAAAGGAATACAAGGTGTAACAGAAGATACGGCAAACCTTTTAGGTTCATACCTGAATAGCATCCGACAGGATGTAAGTGTAAAACGTGCTCTTCTTGAAAAATTAGGAAATGAAATTTTCCCAAAGTACAATATTCTCGCAGAACAGCAACTAACGCAATTAAGAGCGATAGCTAACAATACGCTAAGAAGTGCTCAAAACACAGAAGCCAACTTGGCTGTGTTAAAGGAGTTTATGGGATTAGTGGGTATGGTTATAGACAAAGGGAAACGAAAGATTAATATATAAAATTATGAACGACAAGGCTTTAAGCAGAACATTACTCAACCAAGCAGTATCACTGGGATTATGTACGGAATGGACGGAACAATGGGGTTCTCCCGATCAACAAGCGTTAATTGACAAGTATTTGCATGGGATTGATTTCTGTATAGACAAAGGGTATCCTACCAATAATTTCATAAAGGAAAACTTCGATAAGGATATTCTTCACAGAAACAACATATTTGTTGACGAAGATATACAAAAGCGAAATATGAGCCACACATCCGTACTGAACGGAAGCTGTAAAGGTACTCTCCTATTTGACGGTTTCTCTATATGTGATTTGTATGTCCGTCATGATAGCGAAGTGACTATTGACTGTTCTCAGTATTGCAAGATATTCATTAATGTGTATGACCGGGCAAAGGTAAACGTAATTCAAAGAGGAATAGCCTCTGTATATGTATATATTCATGGAGAGGACTGTGTAGTAGAAACCGAGGGAGATGTATTGCAAAGAAAAAGCCAGATGTAGTGTCTGGCTTTATTGTTTTATCTAAATAATAGTCAATTTATAAGCTTGCAAGCCACTTCTTGCCTTTTCGAGTATTCAGCCAAAGAGCAAATAAAAAGGCTAAAGCTCCAGAACCTCCCAAAACGATTAACAAACCTTCCATAATTACAGTTCTCTTAACCACTTCTTGCCTGACTTGGTTTTAAGCCAAAGTGCAAAACCTCCCCCTATTATACTCGTAAATATAAATAATATTGTCAATCCATCCATATTATCACAGCCCTTTTATCCACTTTTTACCGGAGGGAGTTTCTGTATAAATCCAAAAGGCAACAGTTATTACTGTTATAAGCCCAAACCCATATAATGCAACCATAATATTTATCTTAAAATGTTATTACCTATTTTTGCAAATAATACCGTAAGTATAATTCCCATAGAAACAAGAACAATTAATAAAATGTTATCATAAAGTTCTTCTTTCACAAGGGTTATTGCCAATCCCAAAGATAATACAGTGAAAGAAACTTGCGCCAAATTAAAAAAGAATCCTGCAAGTTTTTCACGCCTTACCTTATCCTTTTCCTTGCCCTCTTTCTTCGCTTCTTGTTTTTCGCTCCAATTACTCATTATAGCGCTATTTGATATGCAAATATAAGAAAGATAGAACGAACAAGCAAATAAATAACCAATAAATCAGTTTTTTAACAATAGTAATTTTAGAAAGATAGAACGAAAATATGTAAGGCAAGAAAAGCAGAGAAAATTTCGATTGGAAATACCTAATCAAAATTATAAAAACCGCTATCTACCAATACGGCAACCCTTACAGGTGAGAAGTTGTTGTCTTTTTTCATTATGGTTATTTATAAAAAATGCCCAGGGGTCGGCATACCCATTATTTAAGGATAAGCGGCAAGAAGCTGCTTTCGGGTATGCGTAGCCATGAGCGTAATTATGATGCAAATATAGCGACTAAAGTTTATATTGCAATAAATCACTTATTTTTTTATACATGTTTAATAGCATACAACGAAGTGGCACCAATCTAAATGTTTAGTTTTTAATAGATTACTTATTAATACAGAATAACTTTCTCTCACAAACAAATCAAGCGGAGTTTCCTCCGCTTGACCTGATGATGTACTAATATATTAAGCCTTAAAGTTGTGTATTACTCTTTTGTAGCTCTGAACTTCATTTTATCACCTTCGCTATTAGAGTAGTCTATTTCCGCATTCTTACCGTCAAATGACGTAAATGTATAACGTTCGGTAATAGGGTCTATTGTAGTTCCAACAACGGTACTCCCTTCAAGTTTCCATTTTCCAATGTAGTAATCTCCGAATATTACAGTCTTGTAAGACCCATCGCTTCTTAGTTCCATATATATATTCCCTTTGGATATATCAGAACTTGCGCTTCCCTCTTGCACCCAAGTAACATTCCATTTTCCTGTAACTTGCTCAGAGGTAATCTTAACTTCGTCGTCATCATCCGAACATGCACTAAACATTAACATTGGCAACATTGCCAGTAAAAATAAAATCTTTCTCATAAAGCATTTGTTTTTGTTAATTAATGTGCGGCAAAGTTAACAACTTTATATTGATAAATATTATTTTATTTATGATTTATTGTAACAACTATTGTATGTTATAAAACACATCCACCCTTTTATTATCCGCATCGCTTGAGAAAATCACCTATTTTCTATATATTTGCACAAAAATATAGAAAATACATGAAATAATTATGAAAGATGAGATAAGTAAAAGAGAACGAAAGGAATTGCAATTACACAGGAATTGTAACGAGTTTATTGTTCAGCTTGAAATGCTTATAGCAGAAGTTGCGGATTTAGAGCTGTGGAGAGCAGATAACGGATTAGAGCAAGAAGAAGAAATAGACAAAAGACTGGCAGCCATTAAGAAGATGAACGCCAGCCTAAAGGATTTTGTGCAACCCATTAGAGATTGTGACGTTTTTTTATCCCGTCGAGGATTGCTTTCAAATAAACAAGATCAGTCTCTGAATTACCGCCTGCGGTAGCTCCGTTTGTGCGAACGTACGCTTCTGCTGATTTTGCAAATCTGTAAAGTTTTACAATAGAGTTCTTCTTCTCTTTGTAGAATCCGTTATCTGATAAGTTGAGTTTTTCAATTTCGTCTAACACAGATTTGCAAAAAGCAAGAAATTCTGAATAGGTCATATTCTCTGATTGGAATACAAAATCTCCAATAGAGAAACTATCAAATACATCTTTCATATATAGATAAATTTTAATTGTCGCAGCAAAGGTAGCTAATTATTGAAAATATATTTGGCTACCATTGCTATTTCAAAGATTATATCTATCTTTGCAGTGCGACACTTTTATATACATATTTGGATTGGGGATTTTTTATGCCCTATATTGAACTACTGCCCAAAATATAAGCAGAGGTTTCTCCGTACATATTTCGCCCCAAAGCCAATATGGAAGTGTCGCAACTTGGAGAAAGCCTCTGCTTTCTTCTTATATTATTAACTTTTAATTTTCATTGTTTATGCGACACTTGAATGAAAATCAAATCTTCCAATACAATGGAAGTCCTATTACCTTTCAGAAAGGCGATAGTGTAATGGTGAACGCCACCGAAATGGCCAAACCGTTTGGAAAACGCTGTAATGACTTTTTGTCAACAAAACAGACAAATGAGTTAATTAGCTCATTATCAGCCAAAACGGGAATTCCCGCAACGGGTTTAGTTACTGTAAATCAAGGAGGTAACAATCAAGGTACATGGTTACATGAGGATTTGGCATTAATCTTCGCTCAATGGCTTTCTCCTGACTTTTATTTATGGTGCAATGACCGCATCAAAGAGCTTCTCCAATACGGCATGACCGCCACGCAGCCAACTTTGGAGCAGATGATAAACAACCCCGATCTTGTTATCAGCCTTGCCACACAGTTAAAAAATGAGCGTGAGGAAAAGGCGAGATTAGAACAAGAAAAGAAGCAGCTTGAAGAGAAGAACGCCAAACTAAAACCCAAAGCCGACTTTGCCGAAGCCGCTTTCAAAGCAGAGGGCAAAGTAGACATAGGCCAAGCCGCAAAGATTCTCAACCTCGGTTTCGGGAGAAACACCCTTTTTAAAAAGCTAAAGGAAGTGGGCGTATTCTTTAAAGACAGGAACGAACCGAAACAAAAGTACATTGACGCCGGGTATTTTGAAATGACGCTGTTACCGCCTATACACAGAGACAGCCACCCCGACATATTATATCAAAAGGTACTTTGTAAGCCCAAAGGACTTGCTTATATCAATCAGTTGTTCGGTGGGAAACCTTCTGACAGAAAGATTTCGCCTATAAAATAGTATAGCACAACAACACATATTTGCGTAGTATTTAGTAAATTTGCAGAAAACGAGTAGGTTATGGAGCGAATAAGACTTACAAAGGAGGAAAAGCAAGCATTTAGGATCGTTTCGGAATTTGGCGGAGAATGTCCTGTTACATATCCGAAGCATGTATTTGCCGCATCCGTTCGCTCCATTGAAAGAAAAGGGTTAGTAAAGGCTTCTTATTTGGTTGGCGGTCAAGTGTGGAGCGTCAAACTCACCGAAGAGGGAAAGCATTACCTTGCCGTTAATCCAAACTTGCATAATCCTGTTAATTGGAATTTAATACTTTCCGTCATAGGTATTATTATATCTATTATAGCCTTATTCGTAAGCTGCATGAGGAAATACTAATCGTACTATTTAATAAATTAGCAGTCGGTTCAAATGCCCGATAGCTATAACTATACCCCTATTATTAATATCTAAACAAATATTTCATCATGGAAGAAAAAATATACGAATTGCAGAAAGAGAATGTTTCCCTTGCGAGACAATTATTGCGCCTGTCCGAAGATTTACAGATGGCACACGAAAGAATAGATGAGCTTGAAAAGACGCTGAAAGGGAAACGCATGATAAATCCATACATGAAAATAGTTACTCCGGGCAAATGAAATTTATATGGCCGGATAGTATTGGCTATTAATCATAAGCAGAAGCAATAAAAATCATCTATTTTCTATGTTTTTGTATTGATTATTTAGAATATATTCTATATATTTGCATCAACATTGAACAAGCCAAAGAGCTGATTAACGGTATTCCCGTTAGTTGGCTCTTTTTGTTTTTTTACAACACAAACTCAAGATAACACATGGCAAAGCTTTACAGTATCTATTTTCAAAAGAGTAAGCCGGGAAGTCCTGTTATTGATACAAAGTCCCAATGGGGAGTTGTGTGCAAGGACTTTCCGTTTGCTGTTTACGGAGAAACTAAAGAATTGCCGAAGAGAGACTGGAAAGACGAGGACGGAGAGGATACATTTATCCCTGATAGACTTTACATGCAAGCCTATGAACTTGACGTGGAATTTGCATACAAGGGAGAAATGGATACAGCCAATGAAAAGGTGATTGGCTTTTTGGATTACCTTTCCGGCAAAGACAATTCCGGTGCAGAGCTTAAGGTTTACGACACCTACACCAAGATAGGCAGGCAGGGTGTCTACTACAAATCCGTAGAACCGGATCTTTTCGTTCGCAAGACTGACGAGGGAGATGTGTTGACGTTCAGTGTTACATTCCGGGTTACTGACCCTCAAACCCAAATAACACTTTCGATCTAATGGGACGGTTTACGGTATATAGCAAGGACGGACAAACAGTCAGATGTGTACTGGATAAGCTGGAGTACACCGGGGTTTTCATGGCGGAACGCGCGTGCACATCAACTTTTATATCTGATGCCAAAATAAACTTTGACGTATTTGATTACATAGATTATAGAGGAGAACGGTTTGAACTGGAGCTTCTTCCTACGGTAAAGAAAATATCAAAGCATCAATACAGTTATGACCTTAATTTCGTTTCTCTGAAATACGAACTTGAAAGGTGCATGATGCGTAATATTGTTCCCAGCGACAACGGAATAGTCTACCCTACTCCTTTGGTTGTTGAGTTTACAGGAACGGTCAAATATCTTGCAGAAAGAATACAGGCATGCTTGGACGCCATGTACGGGAAAGGTGTATGGAGCATAACCCTTGCAGATGGCGTAGACAGCGAGGAAAAGAACATCTCCATGAGTAACCAAAACTGCTGGAGCGCTCTTTCTCTTGTAAACACAGAATACAAGCTGAATTATTTCGTAAAAGGAAGAAGCGTTACCATTGGCGGTGCGGAACCGGTAGTGAATAATGTTTTTGAATACGGCAAAGGTAAGGGGTTATATGAGATTGAACGAATATCTGATGCGGACACAGGGATTGTAACTAAGTTACGAGCCTATGGTGGCACAAGAAACCTTGATTACAGTTATCCGAAAAAGCCTGAATGGACTGACAGTATTCTCCCCGCCAACTACGCCTTATCTCCTCTTCGTCTTATGCTGCCAAGTTTTAAGACTGACGGAGTTACCGACTTTGTGCTGGCGTCAAACGAGGCTATCGCCAAATACGGGATTCGCGAAGGCGTGATAACCTATGACGATATTTATCCCTCTATTACGGGGATGAAGAACTCTGCTGGACAGGCTATTGACGAGATAAAGAGTGTTGACGCAATAACAAGTGAAACGCAACCCACTTTTACGGTACAGCTTTATGACTTGGGATTTGACTTAAACGAAAGCTATATGCCAGAAGCGCAGCTTTCCATGAAGAGCGGTGCATTGCAAGGGTATGCCTTCGCTATTGCCAAAATAGTCAAGGCTTCGGATGGCAGCTACACCCTTACGCTCGGAAGAAACACCCTCGAAGAAGCGGATACAGATAATTTCACAGTTCCTAACAAGGACTGGAACATGAAAGCCGGGGACAAGTTTGTTCTTCTGAACATACTTATGCCACAAGAATATATTCGTGCTGCCGAAAACAGGTTATTGGAAAGGGCTAAAGAGTATCTTGCCAAATACAGCATCACAAACTACTCTTACAATATAGGCGTCGACGAAATTTTCATGGCAAGAAACGCTAACTTCTATAATGAAATAATGGAAGGTAAGCGGCTTACTGTGAATGATCCCGAAATGGGGATAGACCATGAGAACGTGATAATACAGTCTCTCTCTATAAAAGAGGGAGAAGGGTTGATACCGACATTTGAAGTAACTCTTAATAATGAGCCAAGCGCAAGCACCCTTGAAAGAATACAAGGACAGATTAGTGAGATTGAAACATCTGTAAATAATAAGTTTTCATCACAAAGCGAACTAAGCAAACAATATAGAAAGAAGCTCGACAAAGTAGTTTGGGACAGAAACCTTGAAGAGAGGGTTGACGACAACGGAAAGGAATACTTGTTCTTAACCAAACCGTTGATTACCGCCTACGGAGTAACCATGTACTCAGGCGCAGACGTTCAAGTCCCTTCAATCTACGAAGGTCTCCCAATAGACGGTGTGACAATCCAATGGGTTGACGGAAAGCTTGTCGCAACAGGTGGAAAGGGTACTGCTAACGGTATAGTGGTTAATGGTAATACCTACACTCCTAATGAGGACGGAATAATCACCTTGCCTAATTATCCGACTTCGCTTGAATGGGGCAACATATCAGGAAAACCCAGCTGGATAGGTAGTACAAAGCCCTCTTACTCATGGGATGAAATTGGCGGTAAACCGTCAGTGTTCCCTACCAATTGGGAGAATGTTTCGGACAAACCCTCATGGATAGGTGCCACCAAACCGGCCTATGATTTCAGTGAGATACAGAACAAGCCTACTACTATTGCAGGCTATGGCATCACAGACGCCTACACCAAAAACGACATATCCGGGCTATTAGCCGATTACGTAACCAAATCAGGTGCACAGGACATTACAGGTATCAAGTCGTTTATAAATGGCTTGAATATCGGTGATATACTTGTGAAGAAGCATTCTGACGGAGTGGTTGAGTTAGACGGTGATTTGATTTTGACAGGTAGTCTTACCATGTTTGCACAAGGCAGTCATACGGCATCTACCATTCTTGATGCGCTTCCGATTGACAATACTACATTATCCAAAGAGGGTGGTGTATTAAGCGTAATAGGCGGTGTTGGCGGTGGTTCGGTAGACGGGATTATCCTTAACGGAACAACCTATTCTCCTGATGAAACCACAAAGCTTATTACATTACCTAATTACCCAACCACATTGCCAGCAAGTGACGTGTATTCTTGGGCCAAGCAGCCGAACAAGCCGAGTTATTCGTTCAGTGAGTTGTCCTCTCATCCTACTACGCTGGGGGGATATGGGATTACGGATGCGTATACACAGTCTGATGCTGATGGAAGATTTTTCCGATATTTTGGTTACACAACTGACGATGGTGATGATTTCATGTGGCAAAAACTTGGAACATTTACTTATTTGAATGCTTTTCCAGACGGAGTTACTATTAAAAGACATGGTTATGGACAAGTAACATCTTTTATAGCTGGATCTTCAAGATTCCAATTATATTCTACTCACTCTTCGTCAGATCCTAATGATGGACCTAATGGCATACAATTTAGATCAGGATGGGGTGATGATAAGAAAAGCTGGCGAATGCTTCTTGATGAAGTTAACTATCTTCATTATACAGATAATCGCTACGTCAACAAGGCAGGGGATACGATGACGGGAAAACTGTTATTTAACGCAGATTCCGGCATTGACCTTATATCTATTCCAAGAACCAAGTCTGCTATCAGTTTTAATAACGCAGATTCCAATAGAATTGGAATTAACTTCACAGACGGAGACGGTAACCTAAGAATAGCTAAAACCGATATTAATCAAGACTGGGTAAGCGGAGACGTAAATATTCTTTTAGGGTCTAATAATTATAAAGTTTGGCATGCCGGCAACGATGGTTCAGGTTCAGGGCTGGATGCGGATTTGTTGGACGGCAAACATTTAAATCAAGGACAATGGAATTCAATATGTTACATCGGAGGAGACGGCGTATTGGAAATAGGAAAGTATATAGATTTCCATGAAGAGCAAGGTGTGAGTAGTGACTTTTCTTGCAGAATAATGTCGCAAGGAGATTATCAAAATACATTACACCTACCTACCTCAAGTGGGACTCTCGCTACACTTGGAGACAATGTAGCGTCCGCCACTAAGCTGCAAACTCCTCGCACAATATTCAGCAAGCCTTTTGACGGTACAAACAATGTAACAGGAGGAGCTAAATTTAACGCTATCTGCATTGAGACAGATAACAACGGAAATGATAGCGAAAGAAATAGTGAGATAAATAATTATGGCAGCGAATTACACCTCCAATATAATACATCAAGAGGTATAACAATGTGCTTTGGTGGCGGCAACGTCGGCATAGGCAGTTTATCGACATCAGGTAACAAGCTTTATGTAAACGGAGATGTTGGAGTAGCTGGAACTATCTACTTCGAAATTCTTTCAGGCGGCAGCGAGCGTAACTTGCTATACCAGCAAATGGCAGATAATGATTTATTCCGTATTAGGTGCGGTGGCCCGTCAAATCAAGGCTGGGTAGAGATTGCAACAGCGGATGACGGCACAGAGCCTATCTATGTAAGGCAATACACAGGTAAGTTTGCGTCAATTACAAGAACTTTAACTCTGCTGGATGGAAGTGGCAATACTATTTGCCCGGGTAATCTTCTCACCTATGGCGGAATAACCATGTACTCCGACTTAAGAAAGAAGAACGTCCTGAACAGCATCATCGTACCTCTTGACGTAATGGCAAACGCTGACCTTTTCGATTACACTTTCAAGACAGATGAAAAATACAAGGTCAGAGCAGGAACGAGCGCCCAGTATTGGAACGCATTTCTTCCACAGGTGACAGACACAGACAATGAGGGCTTCTTCACAATGAGTTATGATGTGCTTGCAACTACATGCGTACTGTCTATGGCAAAGCATTTCCAAAGATTTTTGATAGAGGATTTCAATAACCACGAAACGAGAATAGAGTTTCTTGAAAGAGAGAACAAGGAGCTGAAAGATAGCAATAAAGAAATGATGAACCGTATTATCGAACTGGAAAGGAGGGCAGCATAATGGCAATAATACCCGATACCAATATTAACCTGTCAAACAACATCAGTGCGGTGCTGAGAGATGCAGGGGGTAATGTTAATATCAATTATGCGCCAAGCTTTTTTACGGCGGATGCAAATATTAGAGAATGGGCGAAGTATAAGCCGTTCAAATACCCGAAAAACTTTAACGTAACCGATAATGAGCGCAGTTCAAGAAACTGGGGATTATCTAATGTGCCGTATTGGGACAATGTCAACTACATGGCTGATTATGTTCGTAACGGCTCGCCTCTTGCTGGAAATTGTGATACTCCTTATTTTGCCTATATACCTCCAGTCGGTGGCACTTCGGAACCCCTAAGACTTGAAGATTTCAGGGGATATTACACCGAAGCTGTACAGCCATACTTACCTTATAATGACTCTGTAATGATGGCTGACAGCACAACCGCCTTTTCAATAACGGTTCCTGTTAACGTACAACCGTCTCAGCAATACAACCTTACATTAGCCGATCTCTATTATATTAATTCGGGAGGTAGTGTAGTTGGTGATTGGAGAAATAGCTATTTATGTCTCGGACTGCTAAAGATTGGTAGTACAGAGTTTTATATGGCTACTGGTAACGCTTCTGTCGCTGATGACCCAACAATAGGCAATTATCCGGGTAATGCTATATTCGTATTTGATAGGGTTCTCCATGCTGCTGGAAAATATAAATCATTCCTCTTTGTTTCGAGCGTTAAGGATGTAGGTTCAAGTGCGGCTCCTACGTCCGGTTTCTTCACGCCGTTAACATTCACATACGGTGAGGTTACATTGAAGAATTACGCGCCACCAGTAGAATTAAAAGAATTAAGCGCTACTAAGATTAGCACCGGAACAAAGGTAATATCTGTAAACTGCAAGATATACAATAATACCAACAGTAGATTATCGGCCGATATCAAGGTTACTATATATACTCAGTATGAATCTGTTATAAACACATTTACTTACAACGAGTACATTGACGCCGATACCTACCTTAGTTTCGGTAAGTCATATCTTGGTTCTCAAATATCCAATTTTGACGGAGCAAAGAAAGTGAATGTAACTGTCGTAATCAATGGACAAACGCTATCTCAAACAGTAGATATACAGAATTATTAATGTAATAGACCATGAAACAGTTCAAATCATTATCAGACAAGCGGCTTATCATTGAAGCCGAGGTAAACGGAAAGAAAGGCTTCTTCCTTATCGATACAGGTGCGAGTGTTGGGCTTATTGCCGAGGACAAGGTAAAGAAGTTCGACATCGTGAGAGGACGCAAATACCCCGGCTCTCTTGTTGGCGCTGGCGGTGAAATGGAAGATGTGTATTACTGCAATACGCTTGTGCGGTTTGGCGGGAAAGATATTCCGCAGTTCCTCATTACCGACATATCAGGCGTGAGAAACAGCATAGAGCGTGAGACCGGGATAGAGATACTGGGAATAATCGGCCTTTCCCAAATGAAAATCGCATCGATGCAAGTAGATGCAAATGACAATATGATAATAATCGAATAGCATGAAAGCATACTTAGTTTTAAGCAAATACCACGCACCTGACATCGGTGTTGACGAACTGTACGACAGAGAATATTACTTGAAATCAGAGGACGCAGACAAAGCTCTTGAAAGAATGATTGAAGCTTTCAAGAAAGGAACTGACTACGATAGTGCCATGCAGGAAAGGCGCGCATACTGGTACTGTGAGTTCAAAGGATATTACACGTACTTCTTTCAGATTGAAGAGATTGAAATAGTAGAATAATAAACCAATAAAAACAAAAGTTATGAGTACATCAACAACCGCTGCTGAAAAAGTGGCTTATGAAAAGTTAGTGAGAGCAACAGTAAGAGTAAATAACTCCGTAGACGAATCTAAGGTCTATGACATTGAAGCGGATGCCGAGATAAACAACGGCATTGTAGGTAACATCAATTCAGGCACAGTGAAGAAAGACGGCTCACAGGTGGCTACTTTCAACAGCTACGGCAACGAGAACCTGAGCATCAACCATAACGTGGGAGACAAGCAGGAACAATGCGAGATTACTGCGGCCGTCAATACCTTTATTGCCGACACGAAAGCCAAGATAGCTACTGCACAGCCTGTTTCATTGTAATTGTACAAACATTAAAAGAATAATAAAATGAGCGAAAATAAAAAATCAAAAAATGAAATTACAACAGACACCGTCAAGTCAGTATATAAGCTCCTTAATGATAGCAAACTTACCAAAATGGAAGATAAGGATAAGTTCATTGTGATTAAGGCGGTAAGAAAGTTCAAACCTATTGCGGCCGACTTTGAAGATTTAAAAAAAGACGTGCAGGAAAAGTTAAAAGGGGAAAACTTCGAGGAGATGCAGAAGAAAGCTCTGCAATGGAATGAGGAAGGTGGTAAAACCACTTTGACAGAAGATGAACGCAAGGAAGTCAACATGTTCTTCTACGAATTTAACAAGAATGTGGAAGAGTGCCTGAAAGAAGAAAGGGAAAGGAAGCATGAATTGGAATATGAAAAACTATCAGAAGATGCTTTCGGTAAATTCATCTCCAGCAATGACTTCAAGGTAGATGATATAATCACAATCCAAGAAGTAATGGTTCAGTAGTCAGAAAGGGGTTGTGTCATGAAAAAGGTAAAGGTTGATTTGTTGGTAGTTGGTAATCTATTGATTATCAATAGTTTGCTGGGGGGGGGTAATATCCACTAATTGGAATTGTTATGCAGATGAAAGCCTATATGAAGCGGACAGGGTCGTACATGGAGACTACGAGATTGACGGTGGCAGTGATATGTCTATTGCTGTTACTGGTGGTATCACCATTATACGGAAGGAGGTATGATATGGCTATTGTACCTAATACCGATGTCGATTTAAGCTCCGAAGTAGGTGCGGTTCTGCGTGATGCAGGAGGCAGTGTTAATATCAATTATGCGCCAAGTTACTTTACCGCGGATGCAAACTTGAATAAGTTCTCAAGATATAAACCCGTAGCATATCCAGCATTATTTGACATTTCCGACGCAGACAGAAGAAGTGTCGGGCATGGCATAACCATTGATACGTACGCTTTCTCCAGCTTTGAGCAAGAATATATTATCCAAGCAGCGCATGGAGACTGGAAATATAGGCTTCCCGTAGGGGGTGAGAATGAGCCTTTTAGACTTTCTGATTTTAAGAATTATTACACAGATGCCGTTCCTCCGATACAGGCAGTATATCCTGCCAGTGGTTGGGAAATAAACAACACATCGCAATCATTCTTAGATATCAACTTTGATTTAGACCCGGATGATAGCACTTATAACTTGCAAGCCTATGACCTTATTGAAGGCAAAATTGATTTAAGAGAATGCTATTTCGAGGGGGGTTCTGTGCGATTATAATGATAACATATTGGAATATTCAGAAAGTTCGGATACAATACTTGATTCTTACGGAAACTTGCAGAGTGATTACATAACCTTTAGAATAGACGGATTAGATCAGATGCAGCCCGCTTACAGATATCGCATATATCTATGTATGTACTATTACAATAGCGGGAAGTTTTATTTCATACCGTTGCCTAAACAGGGTGACTTTAATCCGGCAATAATGTATCTAAACGTTTCTTCCAATGCAGAAGAAGGCGGTGGCGGTATTGACAATCCGGGTAATGATATTGCTTTCAGTCCTTCATTCGGTCATGAATATTACAGAGCGAACGAATGTACTGACGAGTTCTCAGGAAACATGGTGATGAGTAATACTACGGGTGAGCTTCTCATCAGAGTTAAGTTGACAAATACGTCTAATTTCTCAGCAACATTTAAGAGGAATGATTTCAGGGCATATCAATTCTATGACGGAGATATAGATAAGTATCCAACATATATGTTTGAAAAGGAGCCGGGAAGTGTATCGGGTGGAGTTACAAGTATATCCGTTCCTGCTAATGGCTCTAAATATGTTTGGTTCTATTTTCAGGATATACTATACAATATAAAGACAGGTAATATAAACACTACGGTTGAAATGAACTTCAACCGAAGCGGAAAGGCTATATGGAACGGCGCATTAAATTATTATCATGGTTCAGTAGGTTGGACTTCCAAATAACAACAACTCCCCGTTCCACTCTCACGAGCCAAACGGGGATGCAGTAGTAATTAGTTCTGATACTATGAATGATACAAAGATAAGAAGAAATTTAAACATAACGATAAAATGAAAGAAAACATTGTTACCCAAAGCATACCGGGTGGATTCGCGGTGATAGCAAGCAGCTTTATTATGCAGTCATTGGAGCACATGATACCTTGGCTGATAGTATCATTTTCAGTTATTATCTGCGATTTGGCATTTGGAGTTAGGAAGAGTTTATTAATGAATGAGGAAGTACGTTTCTCCGGAGCCATACGCCGTACTATGGGTAAAATGGTAACTTACTTTGCCTTTGTCTGCATGGTTGTGATGATAAACATTGCTTCCGGAGACAAGTGGAACATTGATATATATTCCTGTCTCTTTGTGTGCTTCATAGAGTTTTGCTCTATTATAAGCAACATATTAAAGCCTAAAGGGTATGATTTTAATGTATTAAAGGCTTTGGGCGTATTCTGCAAAAAGGTTTTTAATGTTGATAAAGAAGATGTTAGTGAGATAATAACGAAAGATAAGGAGGAAAAGAAATGAAAGTCTTGATTGACAACGGGCATGGCAGTAACACTCCTGGCAAGCGTTCTCCGGACGGCCGGTTGAGGGAGTATGCTTATACTCGTGAGATAGCTGAACGTCTGATGATGGAGCTTAGAAAGAACGGAATTGATGCGGAACGAATTGTAAAAGAAGAAATAGATGTGCCGTTATCCGAACGTTGCCGGAGAGCGAATGAATACAAGCCTACACAGGCTATACTTGTTTCTATTCACTGCAATGCTGCCGGTAATGGAAGTGATTGGATGTCTGCCCGCGGTTGGGAAGCATGGACCAGTGTTGGCAAAACAAAGGCTGATAAATTGGCTACTTGTCTGTACGAGGGTGCTGAACACTGTTTGCCGGGAATGAAAATGCGCAAAGATATGGCAGATGGTGATCCTGACAAAGAATCACAGTTTTACATACTGAGGCACACGAATTGTCCGGCTGTTCTTACTGAGAATCTGTTCCAGGATAATAGGGAGGATGTGGAGTTCTTGTTGTCCGAGGAAGGTAAAAGGGCTATTGTCTCGCTTCATGTGTGGGGTATTATGAAATATTTGGGATTTGAATCGTAATTATAAAGGATAATTATTAACAATTAAATAAAAGCATTATGGCAGCAACAGATTTATCATTCAGTAAAAACGAGGAAAACAAGTACGTAGCATCTTTCGTATCCGAAGGGCCTGTTACCATACAGGTGAAGAGACAAGAAGCAGGTTCGCTAAATATCTATGCCAACATTGACGGCATGGATGCAATCTACGTAGGCGGCTATGGCCCGTACAACGGTAGTGCCAACTTGATTTTCAATGTAGATGTCCCGGCAGGGGTTAATGTGTCGGTTGAATCGTTTACGGAAGTGTTGGAGGCTAAGGTTGTTAAGGAGGGGTAACAATGAAACAAATCAATATTCCTCCTATCCGAATCCCTGAATTTAGGATGCCCTCTTTGGGTCTTTCTGCTATCGGGCTGCCTGCTGATCGTTCCGGTAATAGGCTTGCATGGCCGTCCGGTCTCAAATACAGTATTGTTTGTTGGTATTCTCCTCGCAAGCAAGGACTGACTGAATATGATGTGATTGAAAGCTATGCAGAGGACTTTACTACATGGGATAAGTTTCCTAATAGGGGTACGGTAACTGTTACTCAAAATACAATTCTTATTACTGAAAGTAAAGAACTTTATAATATTATTGAAGATAAACAAGAACCTTATTCTGATTTAACTATTAATATCACTGGAGTATCTGATGATTTATTTCTGATTGTTTCAGATAATACAGGAAGAAAAGGGGAAATTAAAAAAGACGGCATATATACCTTTAAGAATAATTCCCGTTATTTTGGTTTTAAGACGAATGCTGTCGGCGAATGCAATATCAAAATTACCCAACTTCCTACCTCTAAAGCTAAAGATTTCAGTGCCAATGGACATGATTTGTTTCTCTATAAGTTTAAAGGGAAACTGGATAGCGGGATAGGGTTATATCATGCTGATTTTACGGAATGGACTAATAGTAATTCAGATGAGGTTTCTCCTGAGCAAGTCGTGTTTACTACCGCTGGTGTTAAAAATATTACCTTATACGGTACCAAGTCTAACTCTATTAATGTACAAGTTAAGGGTTTCAGCGATAAAGTCAAATATTTAAGGCTGGGCTACATTGATAATGGTACGTCAAAGGAAATTAATGTATTTAAAGATGGAATATATACAATCCCCGGGTCGGAATCGGAGACATCAGGTGTAGCATCAAAAATTTCTATCTCATTAAAAGAAGACTCTAAAGTTACTGTTACCCAAATTCCCGACTATCCCAACCAGTTATGTTATAATGGTAGTTCTTATGGGGTTGCTTATGGACTTCCTATCTTGAGTGATTATACTATTATTGCTGATAGGACGTGGTTTGAGAATGACGGGAATAGAGTATTTGCTAATAAGGGGAACATTTGGCCTAATTGTGCATTTACTTTTGAAAAAATCAATGTTTCATTAAATAGTGAAACCTTTTCATTTTCAAAAGCAACGGGAATTGACGATTTAAGAAATAAAAGTGGCATAACTTATCAGACAAAGCAATCTTATAACGGAAATCCTATCTCTTTCGGTGATTCATCTGACGGTGAAGTATTAGCAATAGGAGGACAGATTACTGGAGAGTTTGTCGGTTGTCATGGCGATATTCTTCTCTTTAATCGTACACTTACCGATGATGAAATAACATGGTTAAAAGAAAACTGGGAAAAATTATGAAAGAACTAAGAAATCTATTGTTTTGGGCGTCTGTTGGATTGCTGGCTATGCTGCTGGTGTTCGTGTTTGCTTCGTGCCGAACGAGGACGGTCTATGTGCCTGTTGAAACCAAAGTGCTTGACAGTATAGTCTACCACGATACAACGTTTCAGGAGAAGCTGATACCTTATAAAGACAGCGTGTCTACCCGCGATACTGTGTCATTCCTGCATAACCCGTATGCTTATAGTTATGCGTCTTGGAATAAGGGGATATTGAACCACTCATTAGGCATCTATCCCCAATCTACGGTGACGGTCAAGATACCTTACTTCATTGAAAAGATAAGAAGAATTGAAGTGCCAAAGCCCTATCCTGTGGAAAGGAAACTATCATGGTGGGAACGGTTTAAAATCAATTACGGAGGTGCGAGCATGATGCTAAACATTGCATGTGTCGCATTGGCCGTTATTTGGCTTGCCATAAGGATAAAAAAGAAATAAGTGTAGAAGTTGGCTTTAGCTGACGCTCTTTCGGGGCTTAGAGTAGAAAGAAAGCCCCTATCTCTTGTCCTCTGTCTGCGAAACGAACACAAGAGACAACAATCACAATCCGAGTTGTTACGAGGCTTTCGAGTTTAATAACGCCGGGTTGTGATTTTTGTTTTTAATAATTACATGTTTTAAAGCAGAATAATATGAAAACAGGAGATTTGTATCAGATTATGATGTCTACGGTATGCAGGCATACAGGGGTTGGAGAATTGGAACTGATAGACAGTAAAAAAGAAGAATGCGTAGACGCGCGCTATCTTTTGGTGTACTTCCTATCGCAGTTTTTAACGGACGAGGAAATATCCCGTCAAACTAAGATACCCCGTCAGTCGGTAAACAGGATACGAAACCATTTCGATGTAAAAATAAACAAGTGGAGCGTAAAAAACTGCCTGCACGAAATTAGCTCCGAACTTGCCCATAACCCGCTCGTTTCTTCTATAATAGCACATTGATTCTGTCGTCCTTTGTCATGCAGCCTACATCGGGCTGCCTTGAAACAATAAATATTTTATGACTATGACAGCAGAAGATTTAATGGCAATGAAAGCCATGTCCGATGGAACCGACATGAGTTCCTACGAACACTTCATGGTGGCTGAAAAAACAGCGAAGAGACCCAGCGGAACATCAATTGCAGCTATTACTATCGGTAGTGCGGCCTTGTTAACTGGTATCGGCGCTTGGATTTTCGGTGGCGTTTATGCCGCACAGGGAAGCAAGGCTAATCAAAGAGACATTGACCGACTGGCTCAACTGGCTATTGCAGAACGCGCAGAACGTGTAAATCAGCAACCTCGCATGATTGACTACGTAAATGTTCAGACAGGCGCTACGGCTAACGCTTTGGCGGGAGCAGGAGCAAGCGCATACGCACAGGCAGAAGCACAGATCGTGGCTGACCGTTTGACTGGTCGCTCACAGATGTGTCCGCAGCCCGTAGCATTGTACAGCGCACCGCAGCCTTGCGGATGTCCTTGCAACGGATAATTGCATTTCGGTATCGGGGAAGGGCACACTAAGCCTTTCCCTTTTTACAAAAAAACATTGCTACTTATGTTTTGGAGAAAGAAAAAATACAATATGGAAATGCTGAAAATGATAAAGCCTACCAGTAAGGTTGCACTGAAAATGCAAACTCTGATGATAGCCAAAGGAAACGTAGAGGAAGCGGAGAAGCTGTATGATTTTCTCGCTAAGGACATGGAAGAACTGCCTACGTTTGATGTTGTTCCTCCCACAACCATGCAACAGGTGAGGGATACCGCCGGAACGATATTCGGCTGGGTGAAAGAAAATCAGAACGATATCATGCAAGGCATAGAGTTCTTGAAAAGCCTGAAAAAAGGAGGTGGAATGCCGCCTTCGGGTGCCGCTCCAGTATCACCGCCTCTGCCTCCGTTGTAATTAAAACAAATGCACTATGAAAGGATTTGAAATAAATTTTAAAGTATATGCCGATACGCAGGAAGAAGCGGATGCAGCCTCAAAGGCATTGCAGGATTTTGTAAACGAACATGCTGCCGAGGGAAGAGCGGTAACAGCACAAAAGCTGACAGAGTGCGTTCCTAAATGGAAAGACAACCTGTTTGTAAAAAATCAAATCATCAAATATTTTAAATAACAAAACAATATGAACGAATACATACAAGCCATTTACGAGATAGCAGTATCAAACAATAAGTTCCTGATAGCTACGGAACAACGGCTGATAAACATTGAAGCAAAACTCGATGTGCTGCTGGGTGTAGGAACGCCTGATTCTGTAAAAGAGATGAAGAGCCGGGTTCCGGCTCCAAAGAAATACCCTCAATCAGCAGAGGAACCCGTTGCTGAATAATATTAATAAAAAAACGATTCATTATGAGCTGTTGTAAAAACAAATCGGGACAAACCTCCGTATTGGAGCTTGTCCCCGTAGCCACAGGGACTACGACACCATCCCCAATAATGTATTACATTGACCTGATTCATTATCTGTGTCGTAACCGGAACATCTGTATCACCGCCCAATATCCTTTGAGCGGGACCATGAGGGCCGTTTTAAAGTCTATTGATTCTTTAGGCGGAAACCTTTATTCGCTGTCTATCCAATTGGTAGGTTCGGTAAGTTATCTGCCATACGTATGCGGATGCAACAATTGTGACGTATGCCCGCAGACGGATACAGTGTTCACTTCAATTACCGTACCGTTCTATTCAACCACAGTACCCACATCGGCAACGCTTACCGTTACGCCTAATGTGCTGGTAAGTCCTACCAACGTACAAGACTGCTGCACGAAAACAAATGCGGTGGAAATAGAGTTCGGCCTGACTGTCACAAGCCCTGCTCCTGCGCCTGCCGTAGCTGCATTGCTTGGTGAAGATGAAAGCTTAGCAAACGAAACCAAATCATCCAAAAACAAGTAGTGTATGATTGGGGATGCAATGATAATAACCGTTTCCGTATGCCTGTTCATCTATTTGGGACTTTTCAATGCCATAGCAGGCATTTTGAAAAGACTTGTTCCGGTAAACCCGGAGAAGATAGGACACTTATCGGAGAAGCTGAAATGCAGCAAGTGTATCAGCTTTTGGCTCACGCTGGCTTACAGCATTGCATGCGGAGGTCCGGTTATTCGTTGCATCCTTGTTTCTTTTCTGTGCGCTTTGGCCGCACTATGGATTGATTTGCTTTTGGCTTATATAAACAAAAAATACGATCGGTTATGGGAAGATTTGTGATTGTAAAACCAAAGCCCGTAAAGACGGTTAAATGCCCGTCATGCGGAAAGAAATAACAATATGGGCAACAAGAAGATTATGAAGTATTGCATGGACAAATACCTCAACGAGTGTATAGGTAACTGCAAGGATGACGGTGTCAAGGCTCTTTTATTATTACAAAAAGACATTGAAAAGAACAACGAACATCACCTTCGCCAGCAGGACTTGCTGCTTCAAATAATCAGAAAGCAAAGCAAGCCCAATTTTTGGCGGGAGGTGGGAGCAAACCTTACCGGAGACGCTATTTTTGAGGTGTTGCTAAGAGGTGCAAGCAGGATATTCAGATAAGAAACATACTACTAATTAAAAGAAAGGGAAAAGATTATGACTATTTATGAATTGATAGAAAAGTACGGCAAAGGCAAGGGTGAAGCTGTAATGATAGAGAGCACCCGCATCCTTTCGGATGTGCTGGAGCCGATGAAAGAGAAAGAGCCTAAAAAGTATTGGCTGGCGTTAAGGAAGCTGTACGGTGCCATGAGCGGATGCCATTACAACGAGGAGTTTGCCATGCACGATGTTGCCGATATGGAGTACACCGACAAGGAAGGCAACGAACACAAGGGTGGATATTGGACGGTAGATCAGATAGAGGAAGCCACCAAGAACAAGAATTTCCCGTCAGGATGTACACGCTGGGATAAATACGTAGCCTTTAATGCTTTTTGGGCCGATCTGTGCAAGGTTTTGGACGGAGAGGATATTATCGAAGCGGCATATGCCTTTTGGTTTGACGATGAAGACTGGATGCCGGGAGATAATAAAATATGGTCTTACATGTGCCTAAAATATAGCTATGAATGAACAATTAGACATATTGATTAAGCAGTCGGAAGACTTACCGCACTGGATGTTCTGCCGACTGCTTGCTATGATGCAATGGAACGTGCTCTAAAGATAGCCGAGGATGTTATTTGCAATGCTATACCGCTTATTGTTGCGGTAAAACTGGCTATGCTGTTAACCCTGTGTCTCTAATTCTTTCACATCCTCCAGTGCCCTATACAGTATGTATATGGTACTCATATTGTTTTTGAACAAATATGTGCTTCCTTCATCTACGTATTGCGCATAATCAAACGCCAGTTCTACAAGTTCTTTTCTAAGTTCTTCAGGAGCTATAATGTCTCTAAAAAATTCGCCCATTGCGCTGACGTCATATTGCTTTTTAGCAGGTATTGTATTTCTTTCCATGATGAATATTTGTTTTAGGTTTTAAGCGGGCAGACTGATTACGCCTACCCAAAATAATATTAGTTTATCTTATTCTTGCTAATTTCCCGTCTGAGGGATTGCCGCCAAACAGGTGATTGATGTATGCTAATCCCTTTTGAGTACATGTCACAACCATTACAATAAATCCAGGATGATTTTTTCTTGATATAGGCTTTTCTGTCATTTCAAAGTAGCCTGCATCAATGTATTTCTGCTTAGGTTCATTACGATTTGCAAAGAATACGCCAACTTCCCTTAGCTTCTTGAAAAGGGTGTTTCTACCATATCCAAGATTAAGAATTTTGGCGGCTTGGCCTATGTCTACCTTACCTTCCATAGCAAAAGCTTTTTCAGCAAAATCAGCTTTAGGTTTAAGTCTTTCTATCTGTTTCTGCTGTTTTTCATTCTCCAAAGCTAAACGTTCCTTGTCTTCTTCCGCTTGAAGAGCCATTAAAAGAAGTTCCTTACGGGAAAGTTCACGCTTGTTTTCCTCGCATGCTATAAAATATTTTCGGGCTTGTTTGCCTCGTTCATTATTCTCGAGCATTGAAAGCTCTTTTGCCATGCCGATAGATAGTGCATATTCTATTTTGCTAACTTGCTGATTTTCAGACTTGATAAAATTATCATGTCTGATATTCAATAAGTTACCTTGATAGTCAAAATAGAGCGTTTCAAAATCTTTTCCTTCTACAAAGTCGTATTTATTAATACGCCCTTTTATCCAATTAGCAAATTCTTGTTTACTTTCAAGAAAAGAATGTAAGTAACGTGCGTTAACGGCTTTTTTCCCGTTGTTTTCACTGATAGGGAGCAGTTCTCCCAAATTGTTAATTTCTGCCATAGATTTATTGAACTTTATTGGCATTATAGGGCTGGTAGCCTGCCCATATCCGGCTTTTCGGAAGGGCAAAGAAAAAGGCTGCCCTGTCCCATTGTTCAACCTATCCAAAGGCAGATATAGCATTAACTATACCTATGGGGGTGGCAGCCACTATATTGTAGCGTCAAACTCGCAAGCATAAAAAACGCCTGCATATGGCAGGCTTCCGCTTGCCTTTGGATAAAAGTTGAACGCTGCAAATATACGCCCTTTTTCTATAACGCCAAATAAAAAACTTAATATTTTACTTTAACCGTATGATTTCTACCCCATATCATCGCATTATACAGCGAGGCGGCATATAGTTTAATCTCTTCGTTGCTTTCCAAGAACTCCACCTTTAGCGCTTCTTTCATTGCGGTGGTATAAAGATTTTGGTCTAATGTATTATCTTCCATAGCTTTTGTTTAAACAATTAATGATTTTCTCAATCTCTCGAATATCTTCTCTCTTTCTTCATAGGTGGCTTTTCTTCTTTCGTAAAAAGAACCAAACAATCTAATGTTTTCTCTTCCCGGACTGACTATATATGTATGATATTTATCAAAATTATACACCAAGTAATCGCCTTTGTCGAACGAATCAACGACAATAGGGTTAAGCCCGGCAACATTGTTCATCAGCTTCTCAACTTCATAGCGGTCCAAAAAGCATTCTACCCACTGCTCGTTATCTCGGTTGATTATATGGCCGTCATAGGTAACGGCCACCTCGTATGTGTCTTTTCCGTCTGAATAAAACAGCTGTCCTAAAAGTACACTGACGCCATAACCATTCTCAAACTCAACCACTCCCTGCATGTACTTATCAACATCTTTCATCAATTTCATCTTTTTGATAAAATTTACCTCTTCCTCTGTAAAGTAAGGCTTAAACTCTATATCAGAGAAACTGTATTTTCTTTTAATATCTTTCATAATTACAAGTTTTAATTATCTGCATTTCACTTTTGTAAGCCCGTATTTGGCTAATCTTAGATACACCGTCCTGACGCTTACATTCAATATTTCGGCTATTCTACGGGGAGATATGCCGTCCTCCTTGTACATCTTTGTAATGTTCTCCTGTGAGAGAGGATCAACGAATACTTTCCTCGGTTCGGCTATTCCCATTCGTTTACGCGCCACTGCTGCATACGCTTCGTTTTGCTTATCTTTTGTTACGTATATAACGGTAGTATTGCTAAGGCGCAGAGGAACCAAGTTCTTTTCAAACTGTTTGCGCTCCTCTATTAGGTTTTCCGCATCCCCGTTGACTGTCGTGTCTACCTTCTTGTATTGTTCAGGCAGACGGGCGTGTCTGTCTCTTAGTTTCTTTTCGGTTGCTCTCATTGTCTCAATATATTATTCCAATTTTATGATACCATTTGTCCGCATGACTGAACCATCCAAGCATGAACGGTTTGCCGAAAATGGTTGCTTTGTAGAGTTTACTCATGTGTTAATTTGACTATTAAAATCGTTAATAAAGTTCCTTACTTGTAGGCTAAAACCTATATTTGTACCGCGTTTTAACAGGAGTATAATACCTCCAATCCGACGAACTGTCATTCGTCACCTTTCTTGTCCGTTCTCATTGAGAAAAGACATTTAAGCCCAATGTCCTGTAACTTTGGGCTTTTTTAGTTGCACTTGACAGGGTGCAGCTTGAAGTCTGCTAATACAGGTTAGTAGGCAAAACGGAAAGGAGGTGTATTATATGACTGTTAGAACGCAAAATGAAAACGGCAAAACTCGTATTTTCTGTCGGTATATCATAAGGAACGGTAAGCGGATATATCCAAAACATTCCAAATACTTTTCTTTCTTGGTAGATAGTAAGAAAGTGGCGTAATGCTGTTTTAAGGGGATGTACAGGCATCCCTTTTTTTACTCATGGTTTATCACATCTTACATATCTAACTCCTAATATATTCAACGTCCCTCGGCAATGAGGACAAATGTTTTTGCAGTAATAAGACCCTATTACCACTGCTGGATCTTTAACTGGTGCAAAAGTGCACAAATGAGACAGACTCGTATCTACCTTTTTATATCTTCTTAATTTACTCATAATTCTATATGTAAATGATAAGTATTAATAATAGCAAACAAGTAAATAGCCACAGTAATAATACAGTCTATACATACGGCCCAACTACCGAGGCGGTAGAATCTTGATAAAGACAAAGCCATCACCGCCAAAAATAAAACCCATTGACTTGTCATTAGTCCTGCCATTAATGTCATCCACTCAAAAAGATCCAAAACGCTCATTAAAAGAAGCATGGGGTGCTTTTTAAAATATGTATTCTTATCTTCTTTGGGAGAATGTATATATTCGTATGTACGAGAATAAACCCTCTTACAGTTTAAGGCTTTCATGATTTCGTATAAAGCCAAAATTCCTACAAATAAAAAAAATATATGCTTCATTACTTACCTCCTTTCAACAACTCCGAATTATCATAAATATTACCGCAAACCTCGCACTTATACCCATCTTCTTCGTCTACAGTTAAAACATGAAGCGGGAATCCTCCGTAAACTCCTTTATTAAGCTCTTCAACGGAAGCATAGAACATTCCTGCGTAGAACTTAACAAGATACAGCTTACCATCTCTTCTCCACAGAACAATGTCGCCTTCATAGATTTCTTTACCGCCCTTGTCAGGCATCCCGGTAAACTGTCCTACCGTTTTTGGATCTATTATATTGTTCTCATAACATCCTTTTTCTTCGTTTAAAGTAAGGATGTGCAAAACACCATTAGGGCGATGAAGTAAATCCCCATATACCCAAGATTTCCACTCTGTAACAACATTGTCTTTTTTATCCTTTACGGAGTTTAATACTTGCCCTCTGAATTTTATTTCACGCTTCATAACTATCCCTCCTTATTAACTTTATCACAGAACTCCATTAACCCTTCGTGTTCTTCTTTGGATATTTCTTTCCAAAAAGTTATTATACACACGCACCCGTAATCTTTATACAAATCACGCATCATGCGATTTAAATCAAAATCACCATCTTCAATCGAGCATACATCGCAGCATATTCCACCTAATTTGGATCGATAAGTATAGTAATAGTATTTTTTCATGATTGCTTTTCTTTATCAATTAATATTCCGTTTCTCTTGTCGTAATTCCTCATGCGAGGACATTTACCGTCACATTTCATATTCACATGCACATTGTTTGCTATGCCTGATATGGACGATTTTTTGTAACACTGCCCGCTGTAATGGCTGTAATGTTTACAGCGTTCCCGGTATTCGTTTCTATTCATGGTTAATCAACTAATTCAAATTCGTAAACGAAAACATAAGGGTTGGAACTCCATGTTCCTTTGCCGGATATTTTATCTATAAGGACGGCAAAGGCTTCACGAGGAGTGCAATAAGGTTGAATGTCTCCTTTGTAATAATAAACATCCATAAAATGTGTATCTGCACTTCCGCATTGTCCTTTATAAATTCCTTCCTTAAAGCAATCTTCATCGGAAATGTTTTGCAACCGTTCTATCTTGATGTTGGTAATACGGATGTGATGGGGCATGAGGTCAGCGCGGACAAACATTTTATTAAAAAATCCGCTTCTCTTTGGCATTATAGGATAGCCATCTTCGTCCAATTCGTAATCAGGCATATTACCACAATCGCCATATAGCTTTGCGCAATGGCAACAACTTCGCCAACCTTGTACGGAGAGGTAATAGTATCACAATAATATTCGGATGATATTTTGTCCTTTATGCCAAAATAAGTATTATCATCATCAGTTTTTAGTTTTTGTGATTCAGGAACTCTGACTATTACCATATCAGGACAACTACATTTCCAATAGTGTAATTTCTTATCTGTCACAATTCTCCTTGTCGTAGTCTTCCGACCTTCCAATACGGCTTGGGTTAAGCAGTATTTATCATTGAATAAAATCTTCTTCATAATCATATAAGTTTTAATGCTTCAAAAATCCCGGCTTCCAGTGCTTCCTCGTATGCGTCCCAATTCCCACCATCGTTAGGTCCTTTGGAATCATCGTCTTCCATCCATGTGCCGTTATCGGCTTTCACTATAGCATAGCCGTACCCTACTGCACTTCGGTATATTTCAATATGCAAGTTTTTAACTTCCCTTAACCATCTAACAGCCAATGCTTGCGTAGGCCTGGAATAGCACAATTTGGGTAGGTCTTTATTTGTTCTAAATACAGTCTTCATAATTGTGCCGTTATCTTCTCTGATGATATTTTCACAGTATATATTAAATCCTTTCTCTTTCAGCAGTTTAGATGTTTCCAATGTTACAAGTTCTTCGGTCATGGCTATTCCTCCTCTTCTTTAAAATGTCCAATCAATTCGTTTACGGTAGCCTTGTGCAATTTAAATACTTCTAATATACTGTCACAGTCTTTATTGTAAACCCAAACTCCTTCAGGTGAAATAAACCATTGAAGCTTATCTGTATCATCTCTTAGTGCGGCAATAGCTAAGAAAAGCTCTTCATTGGTTCCACAATCAATTCTTCCAGCACAATTCCATGTGCGATAAGGATTTGTAGCATCAAAAGCCCCTTTAATAATAATATGATAATTGCAGTTAACTGGTGATGTAGCAATACAAAACCTTTCATCTTCAATTACATCAGTAGGATGGTTGTATCCTAATTTTTCCAACTTCTTTCTTAATTCCGGTGTATTTTTGCGTATAAACGCTGGTGTTGTAAATCCCATTGTTATTCCTCCTTATCTATTTTAATATCTGTTACTTTGCCACGATTGACGAAACGAAAACATTTCATTACAATACACAGAAACGTTTCGTATTGGCTCTCAAATTCATCGCATTCATAACGCAACGAGCAGTCACTGCAATCAGAATGCCCATTATACACTTTCTCTGCTTCATGCAGCACCCCATCTATTATTATTGCGTTCTTTACTTCCATAATTATTCTCCTTTCGTTATTTATTTTCCTTCCTTTTTTTTGCATTCTTCACAATGCAATTTATAAGCATAAGCAAACATATTCAAAGTAATATCATCAAAATGAAAGTCCGCCTGCTTGCCTTCTACTACAACAGAAACACATAAGCTTCCATTACAAAAATCAATATATGCTTCACCACCTCCATCTCCCTGAATGGAAAAGGTTTGTGTCTGTACACTATCCATGATTCACCTCCTTCTCTGATATTCGTTTTAATGGATCAAAACTCATATTTATTCGTTGTACCCCATCTATAACGTCTCTTATATTGAAACATTGTAAACTGCCCAAAACGTTTGTCATTCTAAATGCAGGATTTGCCATACAAATATCAGTAAGAGCGTCTATCAACAGTTCTTTACTTAGATGTCGCAACTGAATCTTGATTAAATTCCGTATTTCTTCATCATTCATAGTCATTCTCCTTTCTGTTTAATCCGTTCCAGTACATCCTTGTTGGCTTCGAGTATCTCATCGAAAGAGGGGATGGGTGTCCAATAGGCAGGTTTATTGTTATGGCATATCCATTTCCCATTCATTATAAAAGCTACTTCGTAAAGATATTTGCCCTCATAATTAGACAAAACTAAGACACTTTCTAACTCTTCCGGCAACCGTTCCTTAACACTTATCCAAGGCGATTGCTTTGCCTGCCATTGTACACCGCACTGAAAATCTTCCATACAATCAGAGTGACGGGAAACGTAATCATCAGCATCTACTTCTTTCAGAACGTCTTTTCTGAACTTCGTTTTTTGGGCAGCATAATCGTATGCTGCTTCTTCTACTGTCTGTTTCATTTCTATATTTTATAAGTTATCATGAATTGATCTTCGCCTCTCTAATGTCTATATCAATCTCTAACGTGGTGTTTGATTTCGTTTTTAAAAGATGGTCTTCTATCGCTTCTGATAAATGACTCATTGCATCTTTTTCGTCCTTACCTATTCTCCTTACATTTATTTCTTCATTTGAAATAATATATCCATTTGACACCTTTTCAATTTTTATTTTTGCTTTCATAAATATTCCTTTCTTTATAAATTATTATCCAAATTCAAATCCTGTTTTCGGACATCTATTAAATACCTTATGCCCTTTTTCTCTCAAATCCATTTCAAAAGCATCAAAATCTTTTTTTAATCCTTTACCTTTAAAATGTATATCAACACAAAGAGGTGGCTTGAATGCTGCCAAAAGTTCTATATTCATTTTCTTAGCCATCTCAACAACTTCTTCAAAGCTGTAAGTTCCAAATATGTTAATCCATCGTTTTCTAATTATCTTTTTGCTCATGTCCGTATTGTTATACGTTAATAATCATCTGATAAATCCATATATGCAACCTGCGCAAGTTCTTCCATCGCATCGCAAAAATCTTCGTTATAGGAAGTTTCAAGTTTCTCTCTTACAATATTGCAAGCAGCTTGGAAACCTGCCATATAATCTACTTGAGAAATAGTTCTACCTGAATATTTCTCTGCCATTTTAATTACTTCTTTCTTATTCATATCTATCTTGTTTTACCCAAATTTTGAAAGGAGCACATCCTAATGAAAGGTTGAGTGTCAAATTCTAACTTGTCATTATAACTGTTGGATATGCTCCTTTTTGTTGTTACTTTTGTTTCGTCAAATTCTAAAAATTATAACTTATGAAAGAGTTTATAAAAACATCAATCTACTGCCCTGAAGAAGTAATTGGTCTAACTATCTCAATCTGCAAACAGCTTAACATTCCATGCAGAGGAAAACAAGATGCAGGGAACTTTATTTTTCAAAGAGATCTAATAAACAGCCTTTCAGGAAAATACATGTGAAATCCCCTGAGTGAAAACACATTTTTTTCTATAAATAAGTTTGCGCCCACCACGTTATTGTTTAGCACTCTCTCCAAGCGTGCAAGGAACTTTTTATCCCTGTACGTTTGATACTTCTGTAATAGTTTTTTAATCATAATATATTATTGTAAGCTTAATATTCCACCTCAACAAATTCGCCGTCTACTAATCTATACCAAGTATCAGCCTTGATATTCTTGCCGTCAACCACAACGGCTTTCCAACCGGAAACATTGTACGAGCTTTCTTGCTCCTCTGCTATAACCAAGATAGATCCCATACCTCCTCTGACCTTTACATTTGTTCCTCGCGCCACCGCTAAACCGTTATTTCCAGTTGATGAACTACCTCTTGATGTCGCAGCACCACTATCACCAGCGGTCGCAGCACCACTATCACCAGCGGTCGCAGCACCATAATTACCAGCGGTCGCAGCACCATAATTACCAGCGGTCGCAGCACCACTATCACCAGCGGTCGCAGCACCACTATCACCAGCGGTCGCAGCACCATAATTACCAGCGGTCGCAGCACCATAATTACCAGCGGTCGCAGCACCATAATTACCAGCGGTCGCAGCACCACTATCACCAGCGGTCGCAGCACCACTATCACCAGCGGTCGCAGCACCATAATTACCAGCGGTCGCAGCACCTCTATTACCAGCGGTCGCAGCACCTCTATAACCAGCGGTCGCAGCACCTCTATTACCAGCGGTCGCAGCACCTCTATAACCAGCGGTCGCAGCACCATAATTACCAGCGGTCGCAGCACCACTATCACCAGCGGTCGCAGCACCATAATTACCAGCGGTCGCAGCACCATAATTACCAGCGGTCGCAGGAAACCCCGGATTTGCATTATTCCTATTAGTGCACCGTTCCTTTACATAAGATACGGTTGCTTTCACAAGCCCTTTTATATCGAGTTTTGCTCCGATATGTATTTTAGAACAAGCGATCTTTGTATCATCCTCATCCGCATCCATATAACCGCTTCCCTCAACTTCGTGAAACTTATTCATACCTATATAAGCAGGCGGATAATATCCAAAGACATCCAATGGATGAAGACAAAAATGAAATCCATTTTTGCAAGCTCCTATTTTTCCTTGCTCCTCGTAGTCCTTGCCTTCTTCGTATTTAAACCCTCGGCATGTCATATCCGGATTAAAACCCTTGTATCCTTTTATTTTGGTAAACTCCTTTGGTAGAGTAACGTTATCCGGAAGATTTGCTCTAAGTATCATGTACGCCATATAATTTGTATCAAATCCGGCTATTCCTGTACCAATGGCGGTGAAAAGAAATTCCTTTTCCGGATGCTCTTCAGCAAACTCTCGGAAGTTTCCTAAATAGGTAATTAACTCTTCCTCGGTTACTTTCTGCATATCCTTATCTAACGTTGGAATGGCGTAGGACTGGCCTTGTATGCCTTCTGCCTGCCCCATCACTGCACCAAATTTTTCTACGGCTAATCTTGCTGCCCCTCCGGCATGATTACCGTTCATGTTAGAGCCAAAAACGAATATCTGATTTTCTGTAAGTTCCTGAATATTATCAGGAGTTAATTTCTTTTTCATAATATATTGTTGTTAGTTTAATTTATTCATACGTATTTACCTGCTATATCACACGTCCTTAGCACTTCTGCATTATCCTCTCCAAAAGCAATGAGGATACTGCCACATCCGGGCGAATCTCCGCGAGTACCGTCCGGGCGAAAGAATTTTATTCTATTTCTTAAAAACTTCATCGCCGTAGCTCTTTCAAAAATTATGTCTTGAAATTTATTGCTATCACATCTATTAAATAGCAATGCTATACCGTTACCATGCTCCGATAATCTTTCTACAAATTGCCACATCAGAGGCTTTGAGTAGGGAGGATTAAGCCAAACTCTTCCAAACCATTCTTGACACAACCCGTCATTGTCCTTGTTGTACATTACATCTGCGGTTTTCCATAACGGGTGAACCGGAGCGCATGGGTCTAAATCAAACTTCCCCAATGCGTCTATTATTTCTTTTGGTGTATACCACTCATCGGTAGGTTTAGCTAAACGTTCAAATTGTGTATTCATTGTTTTTATTTTTAAAACCACTCCTCATCCTCTCCAACTTCTATCGAAAGCCAGTCCATGAGAAATATTATTGCGTTATAGATTAGTTTCATTTATTCTCCTCCTTAGCCTTAACCTTGCGTATTAGCGAACGGGCCTTGTTCCTCACAAGCTCCGTAATATCATCCGCGCTGTCTGCAAAGGAACACTGATATACATTGTCCGTACACTCCGACATGAACTGTACATGGGCCTTAGCTTCTTTTCCTACCTGCATTATCTTATCGTACATCTCCAATCGGTAATCAGGATGATATTTCTTAAGAACTTGGTTAAAGTCCATTGTAAACGTTTCTATCATGTCACAGATTAGAATAATCGCATTGGTGCAGGTATTGATATACTCCCTGTCTTCGGGCGACATATCCGACATGAGGCTCTGCATATTCTCCGTTTCACCTTCGTAGCTGTCAAGATATTCACGTATTACCCGATCCTCTATTTTTTGCATTTTTTCCTTTAGCAAAACGGCTTTGGCATATTGCCTGTTGATTATATACTGGGAGTGCTTGTTCTTTAGAGAAATCATTTGGCTGTCCTCCCTAATTGCTCTTCTCATTCTCTCTAAGACATCTTCGGGTAGGTCGTTTATAGTTAGTTTTTCCATTATTATGTTATATTTTTATCAATTACAATAATATCCGCTACACAGCAACATTCTCCGTCTATCCTCCATGAAGAATAAACCGGATATCTTCTGTTGAACAACGGACATCGCCTGCACCGGGGAAGAGTTCTTTTGTTTTCGCTTCTCCCGGTGCAGAGAATTGGGTATCCCTGAATATTCATTGCTTTTTTCTTATCTGTAAAAATCCGCGCTTCTCACATTCACGCAGCAACTCCATATCTTCATCCTTTATATCACATGGTGTTTCATGGTTGATGCTCATATAGTCTGATATTCCAAGCTTTCGGCATATATCGTGATAGAAACGTTTGTTTCTGCCTCTTGCGGTCCAACATACTGTTAGCTTCATATTGAAAACGAATTAAGGAATTTATTCTCAAAGAATATATTGTTTATCTTAAAACCCTGTTTTCCGCTCTCTTCTTCGCATTCTCATCTCCTGCTTCAACAAGCTTACGTTCGCGCTCAAGGTATTCGGCGTATGATATACGGTTGTTGCCTCGCTCTTCAATTTCCCTCTCACGTTGCACCCTGTATTGCTCGCGTTCATAGCGCTCAATATCAATACGGCGTTCTTTGATATAATCAAGCATAGCGCTTGTAATCTTCATTGGATCAATAGCTCCGTAAAATCTCCCATATTTACCGGACTTGAACCTTGCAATGAAAAAGCATATTTCAGCCGCATTTATGTAATAGTATTCTGAAATAAATATCTCCGCAAGTTCTTGTAATTGATCGTTTCCCATTTTAGCAGAAACTTCCGCAAAGTCATTAAGCGTACCGAATTGAATTTTAAGCCACTCAACAGGGGTTTCATCGCCATAGGTGGAAGCTAATAGGCCGAGTGTCGGTATTGATAAATTCATAGCCAAATCAGAATGGGATGCTTTGCATTTTACTATCTTAAACTGTAAATCCGGATTGTAATCCATGATGAATTGGGCCGGATCAGGGTATTTTGTCAATAATGCCCTCTGCTTCAAGTTCAGCTCTCTTTTTTGCAGCTGCCTCCCTAACGGTTGTTGCGACCGCAAGAACTGAATTAAGTTTTCGCTGCTCGCTATCTTTTCGGTTTTGTTCGTAAATGTTGCTGTAAGTTGTTTTTGCTCCATAATTCTTTAGTTCAAATAATCCGGCATAATTGCTGGCAATTGATTGCTCAACCACAAGTCTTGCTTGGTTGCAGTCGTTACCGCTTAATTTGAGTAATCGGTTATAACACATCTTAAGTGATTTTTCAGACTTGTAGTTTTCTTTACGGTCTCGTTTATATTCAAGCCATTCCATAAACAGATCCTTAAAATCTTCATCAACAAAAGATAGATCAGGACTATTGTTTCTAATAGCCTTTTTCTTTACTACTACGTCAGTAGTAGTTTCTTTATATATATCATTTACATTATCATTATTAGGTTCTGCTTTGGTTATTGTTTGGTTATTGCTTGGTTTTCCTTTGGTTTCTTCTTGGTTATTGTTTGGTTTTGTTTCAACCTTTGGCCTACCTCCTTTTTTCCCGTTTTCAAACCTTTTTCTATTAGCGTCTATCTGCGGTTTCACAATAGCCAGCATAGCTTTTGTAATCGGCTTTAGATTATCAGTTGTTTCTCCATATAATCCATACTCAATTATGGATGTAAGCACGTCTCCCTGAATATCTCTCGGCAAATTCTCAATTGCTTCCCACCAGCTACCATAAAAAATAAAACTATTCCTCATATCTTATTTCCTCTTTAAAGCAAAATAGAGTAGTGCAAGCCCGTTCCATATAACATGAGCAAGCGGATGAAGCCCGCTTTCCTCGTCTTTCGTTTCACCTTTTCGATATGCTACCAAGTGCCGAAGAAGCGCAGAATAATATCGGTTTTCCGCGTCAGGAAGATTCTGCCAGCTATTAGGAGCGTACTTTTTTGCGCCAAAGTGATATACCTTAACTATTTCCTCTATCAAATCCAGCGGGAGCAAATCCCAGCGGAGTTTGTCGTCCTTGTAATCATTCTTAAATGATTCTGCCATAGTTATACATCTTTCAGATAATCGGTTACTACTTCTATAAACTCGTCAAGCGAACGGACAACAACATATTTATTTCCTGCTGACTCTACGGCTTTCTGCCACTCTTTTTGGCTTTCTTGTTGTCTCCCTTTTGGCTGTTTCATTTCAATGCACAAGCAGCCATAAAAACGGTTCGGTTTCAAAAAAATAAGATCAGACACGCCTGCAAGCGCGCCCTCCATTTTTAGGATTGCTCCAGTGATTGAATTTCTTGCGCCACCATTAGGAACAGAAAATAGGAGTTTTTTGTATTTGGGATATTGGTAACGAAACCAATTAACACAAGCTATTTGTATTTTACTTTCTACATTTTTCATACATATTTTATTTTCAATTCAACATTCACCGGCTTGTCTTTCATCGTAGAGAAAGCATCAAGCAGCTTATCCTTGATTGTTTCCAAAGGTTTTGTTAGGATGTGGCTCTCTATTACTGTAAGCGGTAACTTTTTTCCGCTGTGTGTAATGAGAGCCATAGAGGTAATTACGTAGGGTTTCATGTTTTATAAAATTTCTTTGCCTGCCTTGCAATCTTTTTATTTAGCTTACTTAGCATCTCATACTGCTTGCTGTCACCTCCTGCATTATGAATGTCACGCTTTCGGTCTATCACAAGTTTCTGAACAATTGCAATTTCGGTTTTAGTTAATGTAAGTCTCATGGTAAATATATTTAGAGGAGAAGCCCGGGCTCGAACCGGGACGAGTTTATTCGGCTTGTTACTATAGCATGACTGCTAAGGTGGAAAAGCACCAACTTCCTATTTCTATTACACTCACCGCGCTACCCACGGCGTGCCTACCAATTACACCACTTCTCCATATTCACCTGCCCAATCTTCACAGGCCCTTGTTCCCGGATAGGCGGTCAAACCACACCGGGATAGTTAATTTGTTAGCTGATTAAATCTTAACCTGAACCTTTCACAGAACTTCTACATCAGTAGAGGGCTTTTGGTTTATTTTACTAAGTCCAAAATCTTTGTTTTGGCAATAGCGTCCAGCTTCATATCTTGAAGTCCCTGCTTCATGTATTCCGCCGCCTTTTTGTTGGCATCATCCATATTCTTTGCCGCTATGAGAACGTAATATTTATTCTCTTTTTCTTTCCCGTTGTCGTCAACAAAAACTTCAACAAGGGTTATCTTGTAAAAGAACTCATCATCCTGCTTCTCATTGACAATCTCACGTATCTTGCTACGGCTGATTGCGAAAACGTCACACTCCATATTGTTAGAAGCGTACATTTCAAGGCCTTTCTGTTCTGCCTGACAGAACAAATCTACATCAGTGATGAATTGCTCGGTGACTTCTTTTTCATCGCCTTTCTCGTTAACCTTGTTTACTTTAAGCTTAAATTCGTACAGCATAATACTTGTATTTTAATAATAATAGTTTCATAATCAAAATGGAATGTCCCTTTCCTCAAAGTCCTTGCAACCTTCAATCTGATTAGGCATAGGCTTTTGAGATATGCTAAGTATCATATCTCTTTTCTCCTTACTGAACGTTCTGACTTTTGGATGATACATTACCTTGTTGTCCATATCGCATATAAATTTGCGGCGAGGCCTTACACCTGGAGTAAACTCATCAGAATCGCATTCACTAATCTTATCGCTATATTCTATATCCTCTACTATGAGATGCTTGCATCCTATGCAATAAGCCCTATTAACGGGGTTTCTCTTACATTTATCCTCATGTAATGTCATAGCCCCTTTGTTGAGTGATATTTTATTGCAGTGTTCGCAATGGTACACTGTTCTTACATCTGTTTTCATTTTATGCAACTTTTAATTTATTGAATTTATTAATGAAATATACCTGTCCCTCTCCGGTTACATAACATGTAAATCTTGTAAACTGTGGTTGACCCGGATTTGAAATAACCCTTTCTGATACCCAAAACAGCTTCATTTCCGCAGCCCTCTGTGTTGGGGTGTAATAGTTCTCGTATTTCCTTCTTGAATTGCTCCATCTCTTGTGCCGTACCAAATACCCATTATCCACAAACCAATTGTACAATCTGATTTCTCCGATTTTATATCCGTTCTGAGTAATGAGTTTTGCGAGGTCTTCAATAAGTATGTTCGTACTACTTACCTTTACGCTTTCTGTAAATATTACAGCTGGGCGTTGAGCTTCGTTCTGTTCTTTTAGATACAAGTTCTCCGTCTCTATCCTTTGTTTCTCCTCGCGTTCGCTCTTTAACTGCGTGGCAAGGCTGATAACAAGATCGGGGTTGTTTATCATCTGCTCCAAAGTTGGCTGCGTGGCGGTCATACCGTATTTAAGAAGCTCATCTACTCTCATATCCACCCACACCGCTAAATCGGAATTTAGTTTTTGTGCAACACGAATAGCGACAAGACGGTGAGCCCAAGTACCAGGATTATCTCCGCCTCTCTTAACTATCAGTAAATCAGCCAAACTAAAATTTTTTAGTTTGGAAAGTGATGCGCAATAATCACTGATTTCCTGCGAGTTAACAATTGTGGATAAATTCTTATCAGGATAGGCTTTTGCCATAGCTGTAAGGTTTACCATTACATCATCTCCTTTTTCAAAAGGAATTTGATTTCCGTTGTAATCGAATTTAATAATTGAAGTGTTCATAATATTTAATTTCTTAGATTTTACTCAATAGAAAAGTTTCTCTCCCTTTTTGCGGAAAGTGAGGTAGCCCGCATATAGGCTACCAAGCACGATAAGTATTTCAATCATGGCGTTATGGTTTTATTATTCCGGTCCGTCTGTATTCATCCCACTTGTCGTACTGCTTCGTCTTGACAAGGTAGTGGAAGCATGAGCATTTTAGTTCTATTTCCCTGCGTTCGCTCCACCTTGCCCATTTGAGTTGTTCTTCGAGCCTTTCGATTTCCGCTTCGAGACGGGCTATTTTCCGCTTGTCGGCTGCGCTTGACTTGGCAATATTCGGGGCAATCTCGTTCACCTTGTGAAAGACTTCGCGGTACACATCGAAGACAGGGCGAACCTTGCGGGCGATGAAGTATTCTAAGCATGAGACGGAGAGGTGGTATTCTATTGATGGTCTGCCGCATTTTGAGTTTTCGCCATTTTGGGCTAAAAATTGATAATCAACACTTTCTATAAAATTTTCCTTTAAAGCTCGCACTGCTTTTTCTTTTGCAGAATAGCACAGCATCCAGCAACTATCAAGGTTTACTGGGTAGGGAACATCCAGTTTTGAAAGTTCCAAAATGGCTTTAAAATAACGTTTGATTTCTTCGGTTGAAGAAGATAATGAAAGGGTGCACGTGTCGTGTGCAGACGTGAGTCCACAATTTACTATACTTCGATTGCTGCTCAATTTCATTGGACTTGGCATGTTATGAAATTTGAGTTATTAAAATAAGAAAGGCTATCGCCTCACGAACCGCCAAGTCCAAGTTATTACATAATCGTAGTAACCCATGTGAGTGATAGCCTCTATATCTTTGCAATATAAACGCAATGCGCAGCCACAAAAAATAGCTACTACAAATTATGTCTAATACATGAACTTGGCGTGTTCACCGCAAAGATACTAACTCAAATCAAAATGCCAAAGGAAAATCAATAAAAAAGCGGTGAAAATTAATTCCACCGCCTTAGTTCCTCAAAAGAGGAGATGTAAACAAATGATATATCAAAGCCTTACGGCTGCCAGTTCTTTACCAGCTTTATGTATAGCACTTTCGATCTTATTCTTTTGACTTTCAGAAGCAAAAGCTATTCTTTGTTTATATTGCCGCATTAGCGATGGATTAATACCCGCATACTTGGCAAAGGTAGATACGCTTATAAACTTGAAATTCTCAAAAAAAGACGCTATATCATACTTGTATTCAAAGTTTATATCAACCAATGATTTAGGAACGTCTTTGCCTTGTTCTTTAAACATGGTAACATAATCTTCGACACATTCATGTAGCGCACATTTTGCTTCATCTACACTTTTTCCTTGACCGCTCAAGCTGAAACCGTCAAATTCGGGGACATATACACTGATTGTCTTGTCGTCCCACATTTCAATTACCGCTGTTACTTTCATAATTGCAATAGAATGAATATTTGTTTAGGGCAAACAAATGTGCGGGTCACTTAAGACCCGCATCTTTCATCATGCTGTTAAGGGTTCCGCCTTTTATCTCTTGAGAGCCATGCCGGCCGACACGAAAATACTTTCCAGTTTTTGGACTGTACCAAACATCGTGTTCTTTCCCATGACTAACAAACTGGCATCCTATCTTCGCAGCCTTTTTCAAGAACTCTGATACTTTCATGATAATCAAAGACCATTTGTTTACGGCACAAAGATAACATATTTGTTATAATAAGCAATGGAGTTCAATAGTGCTTTATAACATATTTGTTATTTATTAACCGCTTTTTAAATAGCTATTTGTTTTCATATATTTAGAAACTAAAACGGCAAATCTGAATCGTCACCAACCTGCTCAACAGGCGCTTCCACCGTAGCAGCCGCATTGCTTGAACCCTCAAACTCATAAGGCTTGAAGTCTCCAAGATAAACCTTTGATTTGGCCTCTGCCTCCGTCTTGTTCGCGTCCCTGTATTGCCTTGATAAAGACTGCTTGCAATAATGCGTCTTCCCAAACTGGCTCGGTTCTCTTCGTTCATTAACATTAAGGCCAAGATATACGGACTTCGCTTTCAGATTTTCGTCCATGCTTACATACAAGTCATTTTCCTCAATGGGAATAATAACACACTTTTTGTTTTTAATTGTTGCTATGCCTGTCTTTTCAAGCTTTAGCAAATCTATGCTTCCGGTTAAATTCATTTTTTGTTAAGTATTTGATTAATAATTTCATTTGCAGCAGTTATCCGCTTCTCGAATTCGGATATTACAGCTTCATCCCTCGTTATCTCTACAATGTGAATGTTATGTTTCAAGAACGGGCAGAAAACGACAAAATCGGCTTTGTCCAAAGCCGTACAGGACATCTCCGCTTGTGTTTGGTAGAAGTATAGAGGATTTACTGATTTAAGCGTATCGTTATCCTTAACCTCATTCATATACTCCATGAACTTTTTAGGAGTTGGGCATTTTATCTCTACCACCCTTCTTAAGACATCCTTAATTGCTATCCGGTCAGGAGAAGCGGAAAAGTAAGGTATTGTAGGATGCTGTATGCTTTCACACTCTTCAAGTTCGCAACCTGTGACAAGTTGGTAACGTTCTGCTGCAAAGTCCTCGACCTCATGTCCCCAATCAGTATATTTATTACTGAAGCTTACTTGCTGCTGGTATATCTCGAAGTAGTAATCGTCTTCAATATACTTAGGGAGTAGATTTCTCTCTGCGCACACTTCATATATATAGGAAAGGGCTGTCTTTCCAAACAGTTCCCCTTTTTTCCCGCTTGTCATAAGGTCTCCAATGCGACTTCCCGTAAAAAAACCAATTCGAGACTTCAACCATTCACTTGAATTTTGTTCTATCATTGCGCTGGCTGGTTAAAGATTTCACCTGTTGTTTTATCAACTACCGGTTCCATTGCCTTTCTCATAGCCTCTTTTTTTGCTTCCTTGCTTCCTCTGATTGGCTTCATAAGTTCATCAACGGTAGTATCTCCGTCTTTCAGAGACTGAACAATTCCAAGAAGCAGCGCTATTTCATTCGCTTTAATCTGATTGATTGTTTGTTTGCCGCACAACTTAATTGTTTCCTCCTCTGTAATACCGTATTCATCAAACAAGAAGTCTATTGCACCTTTTCTTCTTTTTATTATTTTTTCTTCATCGGATAGATCGCCGGTGATAAATTTTTGTGCGGCTTTATATACCTTTTCAACCACCGCTTTAGGAACAACGGCAAACACCGCATTTCTGTATGCAATGCTATTTGCTGCATTTCCGGTAACGGTAATCATATCATCGCTGAATCTATTTCCGTTTTTACCTACAATGCTTCTTCTCACCTCAAAGGCAGAGGCTACGTTAGCTTCCAAATCCCAGCAGGTGCCTCTACTGATTATTTGCTTGTCGGTGATTTGAACTACCTTAGCTTCTGTTCTCATATTTCCCCAATTGGAAACAATAATCTTTGCAAGGTGAACGGACGGCCCGGTAATAGGCTTTCCACCGCGAGGCAACGCATACCCGCAACTTTGAGCCGTTTCTGCGTCCATTGTTGCCATAGCAATAGAATTGTCAACGCACCTTTTGATACTTCTTGGATATTGTTTTGCTGTTGCAACTTGACTATCTACGTTTGCGCGTTCAACTGCATCTACCTGTACGATTTGAACATCTTGTGCTTCTACTGGAAGCACTTCATAATTTTCTAAACCCATTATTTCTATATTTATTAGTTTAACAATATCTTGATAACCCCTGACTAACACAAAGGCTCATTCTTTCTTCTTCAAGCTCATCAGGTGTGTAATCGTATTGACTGCGTTCTATTTCTGTGCGCAATTCCTCTATATCTTCCTCTATAAGCTGAATAATTTCCTCCTTTGAAGAATATCCGTATTCAGGAAGATACGCTAATGGGGAGGACTTAACTTTGTTCAGTTCCTTATATAATTCTTCAAGCTCATTTTCCATTATTTCTTCTTTTGAACCGCCTGTACAAGGTTAAATCAAAACGGTGCGCACTTCGTTTATCTCGCGGCTTTTAGTACAGTAATAGCACTACCTTATTGCGGTTGAAATAGGTCAAACCTCTATTATCTCAAATTTTCCTTTTCTGATATATATCTTATGGTTATGGTAATCTTTGACTATTGCGTAATCATATCTCGGTCTAATATTACCCGTACAGTCTTCTACATAGGATTCGTCGCAGGCTCTCACCGTTGCACTGCCGTAGGCTCTCACCGTTGCACTGTCGCAGGCTTTCACCGTTGCACTGCCGTAGGCTCTCACCGTTGCACTGTCGTAGGCTTCCACCGTTGCACTGCCGTAGGCTCTCACCGTTGCACTGTCGCAGGCTTTCACCGTTGCACTGCCGTAGGCTTCCACCGTTGCACTGCCGTAGGCTCTCACCGTTGCACTATCGTAGGCTTCCACCGTTGCACTGCCGTAGGCTTCCACCGTTGCACTGCCGTAGGC